CCTGTCTCATACCTTTCATGGGTAGGAAAGGTTAAGATATTCAAAGGCTCGTTATCAAGCCTTGTAGCGGATCTGGTTATAGATGATACTGGACTAATTGACATCTTCTAAGATTGACCTTACTAGGTTACCTATGTTCCTGTGAGAGAAATTTTCTACAGATGATATACCACGCTGTCTCATGTTGTGATATTTCTGATCGTCAGCCTTCCATAAATTATAAACACGTCTCATTGCTTTTTGCAAGGAGGCGGGATCTATAGATTTCCAATTTTCTCCTGCTGTATACAGATCATTGAAAGTATCGACCATGCCGAACACCGGCTCGTATCTCCCCTTAACCAAAATACCTCCACCGCCGTCGAGAAAATCTGTCATCCCACCAACGTCTGTGCAAATAGGAGTATTACCAAATCCCATAGCATCAAATGCTGGTATGCACCACGCTTCTCCATAGCTGGGCATAACAAAACAGTCACAAGATTGATGAAGGCTCATGACAATTTCTTCTTGTAGATAATCTGTTATAATTAGATCCTCTATATAATCATCTGTAGACGGATAAAGTTTTAATCCGGTTTTAACATTGAGACACATTTCACGAACTTGATTTCTGCAAACTTCTGGAGATGTTCCGTACTGATTAGTTTTAATCATAATTGATACGGGTTCTTCTGGAGAAAATTCAGTATGAAAAGCTCTAACGAGAGTTGATAAATTTTTACGACGAGTAAACTCTCCTATCGTATAGAATACGAAATTTTCTTCTGAGTTGGGAATATCTATTTTTTCGTATTCTTTTTTAAACTTAGCGACATCGCATGCATGAGGAATAACTTTTATCGGGATTGTAACACCACTTCCCTCTGAACATATTTTCATCTCATTGTTGATAACCCACGCCTCATCCATTTGGTTAATTCTTTCGGCCCAGATAGATCTTTTGAAGTTATCGGTTTCCGTAGCGTACAAAATTATGTTCTTTTTAAACCTCCCGTTATAATCTAACATATGAGGCAATACATGCTGAATACAGATGTCACAACCTCTATCGCTCTTTTTTTCTAACTCAAGAATCCTGCTAGGTGGCTCTACACGCCTGTCGTTAAGCTTGACAGGTCTTGGAACTACGTCTATGCCAGCAGCATCCATAGACAAAATGTAATCGATGGCAGCTTGTGCCCATCCGGTTCCGTCTCTATAGCATCCAATATATAGTACCTTCATCCTATCATCTCAATTCTTTTTTGCTCCCAAATATTTCTTCTGAGACAAAGATCTAGCATGCAATCGTAAGCGGTTTCTCTGTCGAATGGCTCAAATTGTGGTCGAGTAAACTGCATCGCGTCTTCGTTAAAATACATACCACCGGTTCCCTCCATATGAAACCCGTAATTTAGATCTCGTATCAATCTAGATTCCATATATGAATTCAAACGGTCTGGTTCACATAGAACGTTTACCATAAGCCACTTAACATACTCTTTAGGGCTGATATCAGTGGGGATTTCTCTGCTCGGAGAGTATACTCTAGGGGGTGACATCCACGTCTCCTCCTCGGGTTTAATTTCTACACTGTCAAAATAATCAGACCATATTTTTGCGGTAATGTCCCATTGATAATGTTTCAGAAACATTTCGTTGCAAATAACCCCTTTTTGATTAGCTTCTTCGCTTGTGAGATCAAAAAACTCCTTTATTTTTAATGCTGAATAATCATTGTCTGGAACGGCCCTGTTGCACCCTGTTTCTAATTCTTGATACAAGCCTTTGATTTTTAGCGGTTCCCCTTGTAGTTTTCTGATCACGCTAGACATTGCAGAATAATCTACAGACATTACTGGTACACCACAGGCAGCGGCTTCTACTTGAGGAAGACCAAATCCTTCGCTGTTTGCGTATTGAATATAAAGGTCAAACAGGTTCATAATTGAAGACAGGAACTCGTATGACACCCCTTTCTGCACGCTTGACAGCCCCGCCCTGCTGCTTCCGCAAATCGCGCATTGTGTTCTTGCGTCAGAAAAAAATGCTGGAAAGGCTCGCTTGCAGTCCATACATACGTATGTAAAAATTGTCTTGGACGATAGACCGTGTTGATTAATAAGCTTGGGAATATCCCATCCTACATCTGGATAGCTAGTATGACAATATAAATATACGTCATTTCTTCCCGACATATCTAGAAACTTTCTGAATGTTTCAAACAAATCGGGAAACAATTTTCTCCTCTGGTTTCGCATTACAGTCCCGATGATCTTAATATCCGGCTCGAATCCCATGGATATCCTGTGTTGATCTTTATCGGCAACCGGTTTATAGGCCGCATCTGCGGAGGGCGGCGCGGACCCAAGGCAATTAATTTTATTATTGCTTTCGTTTCTTAAGGTTTCGAATCCCCAGTCTGAATAGCTAAAAACTCCGTCAGCATTAGCATATGTAGCTAACCACTGTTCATTTTGTGGAAAAGCATCTACGGCTGGCATGACCACCCAATGAAAGAATTTTCTGAACGGTGACCTCTCTTGAAAATCCACCATCCAAAAGTCTCGTATATCAAATACTATATCAGGCTTGAAATCCAAAAGTACGCTTTCAAATCTCCACTCTCCAAATTGATTGGTCCCATTGCTATGGTATTCTTCAACCTGTGCTGGATTGTTTTGATCTGGAGCATTGGGATAGAATTTCCAAGGTATGGTATTTGCCCTAGGATCATCAGCCTCACCGTAGCTAGCAAATTCAGCCAATTCGTATTTCCCACTCTGGTAGAGGCGCTTCATGAGTTCCCTACCATAAGTAGCATAGCCAGTGTTCAGATAGGTGGCTTCACAGCAAAGTAAAATTTTCTTTTTTCTATCGCGCATAAGATCCTTTAATCGTACCGATTATATCTCTTATCTTGTCCTTGAGAGCAACGTTGGAACAACCGATTGCTTGAGATATTTCTTCATCGGGAATGTTTTGAATTTTTTTTGTGATGATAAACCTTTGTTCTTCTGTGAACAAGTCATTAATGGTTTCAAAACAGTCTGTTGGATCGGTAGCATACTTTTCAGAAAGGGTTGAAAGAAGATCACTGTTATAAATCACGTTAACCTTTTTGTCTCGTTTGAGTGATCGATTGACAAAGTTTATAAGCTCGTTTTTTATACATGTTGTAGCAAACGTGGAGAATTTGGATCGGTTTTCGTCGTATTTTCTTACCGCTTTCAATAATCCTATTAAACCCACTTGAATGTAATCTTCAAGAAGCTGTTTATCATTGCCAATAAATCTAAGAGCTTGAGAAACAGCTAACCCGTAATGCTTTAGTATTAACTGTTCCTCAAGCTCGGATTGAGATTGATATTTTTTGCTAGAGTTGTTCATTTACACAGTATTAAACTCCTCCTGAGTTACTTCTTCTTCTTGGGCGTCTCCAGTCTCTTTGTCGTCGCTATGATAATTGAACAGTTTAAATTCCTTCACTCTGAACTTTACCTGATAGTTTTTTCGACCAGCCTTGTCTGTCCAGTTATTTGGTCTAGCAGAAGCGTGGACAAAAATTTCGTCCCCTTTTCGTGTATATTTAGCAATAGTAGTAGCCCCGGTATCCCAAGCTTCAAAATCAAAATAGCTCACATTTCTTTTTTTCTCTCCGGTTCTTTCCTTACGATATTCAGGAATCGCTAGTGTAAAAGTAACCAGATCCACATCATTTTTAGTCTTAATTAGATTTGGATCGGAAACGAGTCTTCCTAGAAAACGACAATCATTTGTGATGTTGTTCATTACGAGATCCTCCAATTTTTTACAAGTAACTACTTAAAAATACTACTTCGTAGGGGTTTTTGCACTAAATCTGCCGCACCCTCTCTATAACCAAGCTATCATTGTTTCTCTGTCCTTCTTTTTTAGACCTGTTTCCCGATAACAGGACGGTATTGCCCTCGTAGAGAAGGTTCTTATACTTTTCCAAATTTTCGGGGAAAATCACGACATTATCCAAGGGGCTACTGTGATCTTCTACCTCTAGAAAAGCCATGTCTTCTCCCTTCATCTTTCCCTTTTTAACTGTGTAGTTTCTAACCGCATTAATTGATACAGCTAAAGCTGCCGATTTCCTACCGCCGTTAACGAATTCCTTACATGTAGTATTGGCAGAGCTAGTATCACATGAGTCTACTCTAGAGTAGGTAATAGAAACCCCTAAATATTGCTGTTCTGTCTGGGCAACCCAGTCGGGAGTATCGTCTAGAGAATACGCGGGATTATCGAGATGCAAAGTGAGGTCTTTGACAATTTGGCTTCTAGCATCGTTAAAAGTGCCCCCACCCTCCTTCTTTTTGGGAGCAAGCATTTTCATTGCTTTAGTCAGGGTGTCCCATTTTTCATGTTGAGAAGATACCCAATCTCTTTCTTTGGCTGTTAATTTTTCCCATGTGTCAAACTCGTCCAGCATCTTATTCCTACTAATTTTAGTATGTCCAAACATTCCTACGGAAATCATAGCGACTACTGTTGAGGAATTAATTTTGTGTGACAGTTTAACCAGAAATTCGTACCACGTCCAACCTGAGATATTATCACACGCATCGTTTTCTTCGGACAGGGCTAATTTTAGCTTGTTAATTTGATTGTTTCCTATGGACTTTAAGTCCTTCAATCCGAAATGAATTTTTTGATTGATTATTTCGGTTTCTTCATTCAGTTTATCGATAGATGGGGGCTGAACATGAATTTCACTCATCTTAGCATCAGATACTAACTCTTTGACTTCTTGCTGTGGGTCTGGTTTATTTTTTGCGTGTTTGAGATAATTGGCGTAAAACTCTAGTGGATAATGCGCTTTAGCATAAGCAGACCAATAGCCACAAATAGCATAGGAAACAGCATGAGACTTATTAAAAGCATAGCGACTGGATTTTTCGATCCATCCAAATATCTCCTCCGCTGCTTCTCTAGAAACAATAGATTCATTAACTGCTCCCTCAATAAACCTTTTCTTAATCCGAGCCATTAGATCAGCCTGTTTTTTACCGATAGCTTTTCTCAGGTTGTCCGCTTCCTCCAGATTGAACCCCGCAATTTTCTGAGCAATTTCCATGGATTGTTCTTGATAAACAAGCACCCCCTGTGTGCTCTTCAAGATTGGCTCTAAAGATTCGTGAACATAGGTAGTTTCTTCCTGACCGTGTTTCCTATCAACATAGTGCTGGGTCATAGACTTACCATCGACGATAGCTTTTAAGCATCCCGGCCTAATGAGGGCTACCAAAGCAGCTAATTCTTCAATATTCTTCGGCCTGACCCGCTTGGCCCAAGATTTACCTAGGTTGCTCTCTAGTTGATATACGCCTTTAGTTCTACCAGCACAAATTAAATCCCATGTTTGCTGGTCGGTATAGTCTAAATCGTCAATATTAAAGTTCTTTTGATCCATCAGCAAAAGCCTTTTCAAATTGTACTTTGGATGCAAATTTACGTTGCATTTTTAAAAACCGAATCAATAAGTTAGCAGTGTCTTTTACGTCTTGTAATGCATCATGAGCATTATCTTTAGACATTCCAAAATAGTCCCTGAGAGAATCTAAACTTAAAGACCTGATATCCTTATTATTTTCAAGCCATCCCCACACCAACGGCATGACATCTATCTTATGAATCTTATTGAATAGAGTTTGTTGTCCTCGCTCTTTATCGTAAGGACCAAATTGTTCACACATCCTGTCCACAATAATCATATCAAATCCATTGATATTATAACCAGAAGCTATAGGCGCAAAATACGGCGTCTTTTTCCAATTATACTTGTTTACGAAGTTGCCAAACTTATTCCAAACCGTTTTGGGAGACGGAGCCTTGGCTAAAGCAGCCCTTGTTTTTCGAGTAATATCCAAAGCCTCGTCTTCTAGGGGATCGAAGCCTTTTTCTATTGCTTTCTCGTCGTCAAGAATAGGTCTCATTTCGCTATTAAAATAGCCGTTTGGCTGAATAGTTAGCTTTCTGCCATGGATCGCAACTGCTGCGATTTGTGTAGGCTGAGTTTTAGAGGGGTTGCGACTGCCAGTTTCAAAGTCAAATACTATAATATCGTGAAAATTAATGACTAGCTCCTTTATAACGCATTAGGTTTCGTCTAATTGACATGAACTTATCTATAGCAGTGTACAAATTGCTATACAAGTGACTGAACTTATTTTTAATATCGTCACAATGAACCTGATATTTAATTTTGCCAGTTTTTAACTCATAAAAATCGTTAATACAACATATAGACACACCTCTATAATCCACATGTCTCCCGTTATAGATCTCGTTTTCAATAAATTCTCTATATGTTGTTGACATTAGTTTCTTTCATTAACCTGTTTACTGATTCCCATGATTTTATCTAACAAAGAAACGCCGAGTACATCAAACTTAACATGCCCCATTGCTTCAAGATCGTTCATTTCCATACCGGCTATTTTTTCAGACCCCTTCTTGTTTCTGACCATGGGACAAACCTCACTGAGGTTATGTAGAGAAATGATCACACCTGCGGCATGTTTCCCTTGAGATTTAAAAGTTCCCTCGATTCGCATAGCCTGTTCAAAGAGTTTAGAATAGTCACCTTCCAATTCTCCTTGATCGTTGATTCTGCAATAATCCCGTAAAGAATCCGGTTGATTTATTAAGGTCCAGCGAATAACCGAAGGATTATCCATGTCTGCTAGTAGGTCTGAGATTTCATGTTCGTGTGGTAGGCTTTTGGTGATTGTGTTCATCTCATCAAACGAGCAAGCCTCATTCATTCTTAGCACTTCCTTCAGCGCGCTGCGCCCCTGTAATCTACCAAACGTAACCATCTGCCCGACCTTTTTAGGGTCGTACTTTTCTCTTATATAGTCAATTATTTCGTCTCGTTTTGTGGCAGGAACATCAATATCAATATCGGGAAGCGAGACGTGATCAGCGGTGTTTCTACCCACGTTATAAAATCGTTCAAATAATAATCCATGCTCTATTGGATCAACTTGGGTAATACCCATCAAGTAAGAAACTAAGCAGCCAGCAGCAGACCCTCTACCCGGACCCGGAAGCCAGTCTCGACGCCTAACCTCATCTACGATATCCTTAACGATCAAAAAATATCCTGAAAGGTTTGCATCGCTTATGACATCTAGCTCTTTAGTGACCCTATCCAGATAAACCTGCGTGTTTTCATCTGTTAATTTCCCTTTGTTCAACAAAGTGTCACGCCATCCATCTCGGCATAGCTGCTTCAAGTGATCCTCTTCTTTCGAGGAGTTTGGGCAAGCAAATTTAGGCAGGGTGGGGGCGTTTAATATGTTATATTCTTCGCACATATCAGAAACCATAACAGTGTTTTCCAGTTCTGCTTCTGTGTGTAACGCCTTCATTTCTTCTGGAGAAGGGATATGAAAATTGTTAGACTTCAAAAAACCAGAAAACCCCACGTCCTCGTTGTCAGCTATTTTTTTCTTAATCCCTCTTAGGGTTGTCTTCATTGCCGAACAGAGCAAAATCGTGTGGTCGGAAGCGTCAGCTTTGGTTGGATAGTGTGAGTCTGCTGTAGCTACCGTAGGTATGTGATATTTTTTGGCAACGTATCGTAACCCCTGTGCTACCAGCTTGGCTGCTGGGGAATTTTCTTCATCGATACACTGAATCTCGATAAGAAAGTTCTCTTTACCAAAGATATCCTTATACAAGTTTGCCTTATTAAGAACTTTTAATTCCCAGTCTGGATCAACATGTTCCTTAACCTCTGCTTCTGTAGAGGCTTTATATGCAGATTTATAATCTGAAAAGATGATATTGGCTAAATCACTGCCGAGATGTCCACTAAAAGCAATCAGGTTGCCATTCGTATATTCCCCAAGCGTCTCCAAGTCTAACCGGGGTTTAAAATAGAAAATATCCTCATCGTTACTTCTGGATGTTGCTTGAATTAAATTTAGCCACCCCTGATGATTCTTAGCCAAGACAACTAAGTGACTTAACTGTCTATTGCTTTTGTCTTGGATCTTGCAGGACTGTTGGCTTAGATAAAATTCACACCCTATGATCGGCTTGATACTTTTTTTCTGCATCGCTTGAGTGAAAGCAACAGCGCCAGAAATAGTCCCATGGTCTGTTATCGCACAGGCGTTATACCCAAATTCGGAGCAACAATTTGCAACCTGTGAGGGTTTGGAAAGACCGTCTAGAAGGCTATAATGCGTGTGCATATGTAAGGGAACCCAACTCATTTTTTCAATTTTCCTCCACCGCTTCCATAACTGGAAAGCTTGTTCAAATCACCGTATTCTAAAACAACTTTGCTAATGCCCTTTACTTTGACTTCATCCCTTATAAACTGACATAAACTTTTGCCCGTGTCTTTGTACTGCTCGCTAAATTTACAAAGCTTTTGACACTTCCAGTGTTTATTTTCATCAGACAGTAAGTTTGGCCTTTTTACATTTCGTATGTATTGAAATTTTTGTTTGAGTATGTTTTCAGCCTTGACGTAATCCTTATCTTCGAAACACATAGAAAACAAGCCACCAGCGTTGATATAAAAAATACTAACGCCAAAATCATATTCAGGGTACAAATTTTTAAGGGCGTAATAATACAGTAACAACTGTGTATCGCTCTGTAACGACTCCAGCGTTTTTTCTTCCCCCGTTGCCCAATTAATGCGTTTTCCAGTCTTGTAGTCAAGAATTTCATGGTATTTTTCGTCGTGCCTTACAATTAGGTCCACCGTTCCCTTGATGGATAGATATCCTTCAATCTTTTCTCCTCCGATATCATAACAATACTTAGCCCATGGCTTCTTAATTTCTATATCGAAATACTGCTCCGTAGCAAAAACATCTTGATTTCGAGGATCGAGGAGGCCGTCGTTATACTCCACGGCCTTGTTGACCCATTTGACACACTTTGTTAATTCAGGTTTTCCTAGCTTGACTTCCGGTTGATGTTTTGTATAATACTTGAACGCCTTGGTGGTAATTTTTTCTAAATCATCACAATCTTTAAGAGTAAGCCTCCCTAATTCGTCATCCGTAAAGCTTTTATTTCCCCTGTTAATACAGAGCTTCTTATCCCCTAAAACTTGCAAAGCTTTATGGACAACGGTTCCCATTAAAGCCTTTGGGTTTGTTTTGTCTTTAAACGACAAGTTGTACTCTAGGAAATACTTCTGTTCGCAGAAGTCCAGAGTCCCAAGGCTACTGCTTCGATGGTAACAAATTAACATTTATTTTTTCTAGCTCACTTTCTTCCAAGATATAGTTGAGCGGTCCATCTTTGCACAGCTTCCTCTTAGGTCTATTGACCACGTCTTCTCTTTTTGCGATGCCGATCACCCAAACATTGGAATAATCCCTTTTGTCAACATAGCACAAAACATAGTGGTCGATGTCTTTGTTTGGTCTGTAGGCGGGTACTCTTAGGTAGGGGTTTTTCCAGTACGTGGTAGTCTTTACCTCGATGTTCCCATAGGACTCTACTTTATTATCGACCCCTGCGTCCCCTCGGTCATGAAAAATAGTTTTATCTATTTCTACGCCGAAGAGATGGGCTACAGCGGCTTCTCCAATCGCGCCTACGATATGTACATCTTCTGAACTTCGATAACTGTTATTATAACTCTTTGAGCCAAATTTTTCTTTTTTCAGGTCTCTCTGTTTGGCGATATAAATAGCTTCTTCAAGCTTTTCTTTCGGTAGCTTGATTTGTACGCGATTATTCATTTTTCCATCCTAAAGCTTCTGAGGTGATAGGAAACTGTTCGATAAAAATGTTCTTGACGGCTTCTGCAATACCTCTGTGTTCCTTTTGTGTAGACTTATCGGTTCTGAGTTGTATGTAGTGAATCCAGCTACGTGTCGTACCATTCATATACATTCTAGTCTTAACGCTCATAGGAAGCAAGAACCTTGCACTTTCTTTTGCGATCCCCCTCTCCAGTGCTTCTTTATAAAAGTCACTAGTGGCGTCTTGAACCTTCTTGTGGGTATATTCAAACCACGTCTTGTCATCTTCTTCAAGGTCGTCCCAAGAGTTTTGACGATTCTTTGTGTCTTGTCTTCTAGGACAGATGTACTCAAATCCCTCCATCTCGGCGTATCGCTGACTAAATTCTTGGAAAGAAAAACTCCGGTGTCTAAGAATCTGGGCGGCTATGCCTCTGGTTGTATTTATTTCAACAGTCATGTTGGCCATCTCAAAAATAGACCAGTGACCGTGTTTAATACAAAACTTCAACAGCCCGGACACTTTTGGATTTTTTTGGTTTTTGGAGTTGCTGACTCTAGCGCAATACCCTATAACTTTTTCTGCTTCAGGAGTCGCCCATACCAGATTCACCTTGCCGTCCATATTTGTCCTCCAATCTTACAATGTCATCCTCTAGACATGTTCCAAACTGCATCTCAAAGACTACAATTTTTTCATCGCCGTTATTTATAAGCTGATGAGATTCATTCGTCTTAATGTGAAACGACATACCCGGTCTGACATACCAGTTTGAACTGTTAAGCCTTAGCATACCGTTTCCACTAAGGACATACCAAAATTCCTCTCTTTTGTGGTGGAGTTGATATGATAATTCCTCGCCGGGGTTAACTACTATACGTTTGAATACTACAGAATCAGTTCTATAATAGTCGGTATAACAACCCCAAGGTTTTTCTACGGTTTTCGTTTTAATCATATTAACCAGCCTTTACCTGTAACCATTCCCAGTTTTTTAAGATGTTAAGTATGGCGATGTTAGACTCGTGCATGTCTAAATTTTTGTTATCGATTATACAGTCAAACCCCTCATAATCGTTTGTTAGGGCGTTTTCGCTTACGTGAGGGTCGCTGTAAGGGCTTCTGGTTAGACGAACAACCTTGCCGCCAGCTTCTTTTATAGCCTCTACTTCGTTAGGGAATCTGCAATCTGGAACGATTGCCAATTCGGTTTGGCTCATTCTGATGCGTGAAATACACGAAGATGTCCAAATATCCGGCTTAATTTTTCTACAAACATCTGTGCCAAAACATTGTAGAAATTCTCTAGCTGTCATATTCTTCTTGGATCTAGATTTTCCGGGCATATTTTTCCACGGTATATCTGTTGAAGAATTCTTATCTTTATCTGTACCGAAGCATTGGCTTCTAGTAAGACCAAACAATTGCATGGATATTGATTTTAAGGGATCAGCGAAACTGAATGATCTAACACATGGCCAGATGTGACCCGCTGCGAATTCGCAAAAATCATCATCTTGCCTCTCTATGTCCATGATTCCCATGCCTTCAATTTCCTCGCCCTTTTCGTCAATGCCTTTTGTGTTTACAAGTAGATTTCCCTCTTCATCCATCATGAACTTTTCAACGATGTCATAAAAACGTAACTGATAGCCATGTAGAAAATTACTAGTAGTAGTTTTTCCGCTTTGCTTCGCGCCAGAGATTCCAAGTATTTTTTGTTCCATTTTAGATCATTCCCGTTAATTGTGGCTTAATTATTGTTTCTATTTCATCAACAGACATTTCACCTATATCCTCTTTGGAAAATTCAGGAAACACCAGATGAAATAACCTCTCGCATTTTTTGCCTACAGATTGTTTAGCCTTTGCTCCAGCGTCATCATTATCAGTCAGAACAACAACGTTAAAAGCCCCGGATGTTTCTAAAATTCTAGCCTGACCATCACTAAGGCTCGATCCAAACATTCCGACAGCGTTTCCGATGCCAGCTTCGTATAGCCGCCATACATCCCCTTGGCCTTCCACGAGAATAACGGTTTTGGTTTCTCGAATTTTATCTTTGGCGAGCCAATATCCATATAGATATAAACCAGAGTTGAAATTTTTAGAGTTTACCCACTTAAATCCATTACTGATTTCACTTTGTGTTCTACCTACGCAGCCGACCATATACTCATGATTGTCGTCATACACCGGGACAACTATTCTTCCATTCATTTGCTTTGAGGGATCATTGCAGATACCTACATCAAATTTATCCAGAGTATCTTCCGAATAACCTCTGTTCAAATAATATTTTACCGGTCTGGCTAAAGAATTTCTTACTGTTTTTCTGGATATTGCGTTGTCGGGAATATGTCGGTTTTTTAAGGGGTCTGACGGGGTAGTGACTTTCTCGACTTTGAAATCGTGACTTTCTTTTGCTAAATCCTCTATAGAGCTAGACACAAACTCTAAGGAAAAATTAACGGCTTTTTGAAACGAAACTTCCTTACCTTTTCTGGAGCTTAGCAAACCCCTTATCAAGCCTATGGGGGTATGCAGAAATTTTTCTTCACACCCGTGGGTCCAGCATCTCCAGCATCCAAAGTATTTGTCTTCCATTGTAATGGTAAACGCTTGTGGGTTATCTGCGCCTTCGTGTATAGGACACACGCAGGTTATTCTGTCATACTGACGGAAATATTCGACCCCGAAGAGGTCCAATAAATCCTCCATTCTCAATGCAACTTTATGTGACAAAACTGCGAGTTCTTCTTTTTTCATTAAAAGGGACTTTCTTCGTTATCAAAATCATCGACTTCAAATCCAGACTGCTGCTTTTGGTAATCGAATTTGATCTCATTTCTGGTGGGTTTTTCTATAATCTTCGCTGTCTCTCCAAGCATTGCGATATTGATATAATCATAATCGTCTAAACCAGCACCGTGCCGTGTAACAATAGGAACCAATTTTCTATTTCCGTTTTCCCCTTGGTCTTCTGCAATTTCCTCGTCGGATTTTTTCTTAAAAATACTAAAGCTGCTACATAGCCATACCAACCTGTCAGAGCCACTTACGACATCAGTAGATTCTTTAGTAATCCCATCCCGGTTTAACTGAACAAAGCTTAGACACGGGCAGTCGTACTGAACACAAAAATTGTGAAGTTGCGTAATGTGAAAACCTAAGACTTGATATTCCTTGAGGCTGTCACTAATTTGCCCGGAGTCCATAAGTTTAAGATAATCGTATATAATCATACAGTCTTTGATTCGGCCATTATCGTCATATCCGACATTTTTGAATAACCATCTTCGCATGACTGATAGGGTTTCTTCAAAAGGCTTCCCAGCAATGCTTATATAGTCGATGGGAATTTTATCAAATCTTTCTACAGCTTTATAGACCTTTTCTTTTTCACAAACACTTTCCGCAAATTTACCACTGGCTATATCATTAATATTCACACCACTAAAATTAGCAAGAACGCGATTGAAGTGATCTTCTTTCGACATTTCCGTATCTAGAACTAAAACGGGAACGTTTAATTTCTCGGATATATGTATAGCCACATTATCAGCAAACATACTTTTACCCACTTTGGGACGTGCAGCAATTAGGTCTACACACTTCCTTCTAAACCCACCGCCTATCGCCTCATCAAACCTAACAAAACCGCTAGTCAAGCCCAAAAAGGCCGAAGGATTCTCTTCTACATGAGAGATATATTCAGAGACTTCTTTTCCGAGAGTAATCGGTTTATCTTCTACCGATCCGTTTAGTGTTGCGGATAAAGCAAAAATAGGTGACTCAGCAATGTTAAGTATCTCATCTATGGATTCATCACCCGTAACATCAGAAACATCAGAAATGATTTGTTTTACTTTGCCTTTTATGTCTCTAGCTATTTCTAATTTTTTTAGCTTAACCGCGTGCTTCCTAACATTGTTTAAATCAATATCCGTTTTAAAGAGTGCTTTGATATCATCCAAAGCAACCTCTTCTTCTATAATAGAGTCTAGCCCTAAATCTTTAGCAACGCTAAGAAGAGAAGGTAGGTCCACGCTGGAACTACCTTCTAGAGCTTTTTCTATACAGGCATAAAGTATTTGATTTTGTTCAAAGTCAAAGGTGTTTACATTAATTATATCGTCTACGTCGATATACGCATCCACCCCGTGGTTTAAAAGACCGGCTAGTACCGCTTTTTCAGACGCCGAGTTGTTTATTTGGCTTGCCATTTTATTTTCTAGCGCATTTTCCGCAAACGTGGAATTCACCCTGTACGAGACTTTGGGCAACCTTTTCTGTTTTACCACATTTATGACACAGTATTTCCACTGTTACGGAAGCGGGTCTATTTCGAGGCGAAAGAGCGATTTGTGGAGTCTCTATATCCTTAGAATCTGTTCCTTCGTCTGTGAAGGTGTTATCACCTCCAACAACCGGCGCGGTTTTAGCCACTCTAGATTTTGTTGTAGGATCGGATGACTGAGCAGAAGCAACAAAGTCACTAAAGTCGTTTTTATTCATAGGTGGGTCTTCCGTAGTTGGTGGGTTTTTCGGACTGGTTGTTACCTCTCCCGTTAATTCCTCAAATGCTACTCGAATAAGATCCATGTCATTGGTCTCTATGCCAACTCTCATTTTTTCTAACGGGCTAATCATCCACTTTTTCTCCTACTAAGCTCTAATAATGAGTCTGCCATTCTTCTAAGGTCTCTTACTTTGTTGTCGAGCCACATAACTCTGCTTTCAGCGGCCAACTTAACTTCAAATAACTTCTTGGCAAATTCGTCATTGTCTATAACGGTGTAATATTTTTGTTCCCACTTCATGTATTTATCAAACTGGCTCGCCTGTTTTGAAACGATCATGTTCAGTTGTTTTTCACACCAATTTAGTTTTACGATATGCTGATTAGAAACGGACTGAACATAATGACAATAACCATAAAGAACATAAGCCTTTTCGCAGCATTCTTCGGGGGTTAAAGATTCTAATTCTACACTTTCTAAATTGATAATGGTTTCAACTTCTGGATTTATCTGAATGGAATATATTTGTTCTCCTGAGATATAGTTATCTAAAGAGTCAACAAAATATTCAAAGCTATCGGTTGAGAATTGACCTTTTCCATTCATCGTCTTCACCTTCGTGACTCAATACAACAATATCGATCTCGTTTAAATCGCACCATCTGATTTTATCTCTGTCTCTAGCCTTGGCTTTCTGAAAACCTCGTTTAGTCTTATGGTAAAATTCGTTAAATTCGTAATGCTGTCTGCCGTGAACCTCTACGAGAAGTTTGCGTGACGGAACGTAAAAATCTGCAAATAGCGTTGAAGATCGTGTCAGCGTGGCGCTACCGGGAAGATGGACTTCCTCTAGAATTATAGTACGCGGGAAGAGTTCACGCAAGACGGCTCTGGCTCTTTTGTGAAGACTGGAGCATTTTCTTTTGTTGTGTCTAGCAGTTTTTCTTACAAGTTTCCATTCTCTCTCCCGGCCATCGAATCCTGTAACTTTCACAGCATGCTCTTTATTTCTTCTTCGAGGATTTCTAAGGTGGTAGGATTACTGCTTAAAAAAGCAGCAACCTTATCTTGCCCTTGAAATTGAAAAAATGACTTTACTTCCTTTTCATCTTCTACATCTATGTCGTTGGCTATAAGTAAATCTTTAACCCTGTCGCTATCTTCAAGAAGGTAATTACAGGTGTACCAAGCTCCAGCTTTAGCTATTAAATCTAAATCTACCGCCATTATAAACAACTCTTGGGTTTTGTCGATTCCTAGACCGTATTTAAGCCATCCCTGAGCTTCGCTGCCGGGAAAGCCTCCTGCGGCGGAAGTCTTAATTTGCCAATGAATCATTTGTCCAATTTGCTTACCCCCAGATACCCACGGCTTTATATATTTTATTTCTAATATGTTGTCTGTTTGATATTGAATCCCACGGCCACCATCAGGTACTTTACTCTTGCCAAAGCCAGAAGTGTTTGCAATTAAATGCGTAATCATAATTACAATAGCTTTTTGTCTTGGTACAATACCACCTAATTTTTTGCACCAGTTTTTTAGAAGCTTGGGAAGAGATGGGCGATATTGGGCATTAACATCATCAATCAATTCCTTTTCTGGGATAAGCGCTGAAATGGAGTCTACTATCAATACACAGCCGGGGGTATTTTTGATATAAAATTCGGCAATATTAAGGAATTGTTCTGCACTCATGGGTTCATCCACAGTGCCAACAATCTTCATTTTTTCAATATCTAGTCCATGGATACCCGTAAGGTTTATTGATTTTAACCTTCCCTCTGCATCAAGATATATTACCGGTTTAGAACCGTATTTTTCCTGCTGGCAAGTGGCGGCGAACTGAAGGGCTGTTGTTGTTTTTCCACTTTTGGGATCGCCAGTGAAGGTAACCCATCCCCCTTCTTGTATCCCGCCACCCAGAGCCAAATCTAAAGCAGGGCTAACAGGAATGATTTGCAGATTAGATCTTTCTTCAAAAACCTCTAATCCACTCCGTACTACGTGTCCATATTTTTTGATAATTTCTTTTGTTGTGTCATCATTCAGCATTTCAGCTACAGCTTTAGCCATCTAAATCCCTCAGTTTCTGAATCGTACTTTTTCTGCCAAACGGTTTTCGTGGAGGAGCAGCTTCTTCTATCACGTACTTTTTAGGTACAATTTCACGATCTTTTTCTTTATCTACCTTTATCTGCTCGTATTTGATTATATTCTCCAGCGCTTTTAGACGTAGTGAATACATCCAGCTACCCTTTGGTGACTTGAGAGCATTTATGATAGCGATTTCGTCATACTTCTTAAGAAGCTGGTACGCTTTTGTCACCTGACTTCTGAATTTGTTCTTCCATTTTGTGGTATTCCACAATTTGAAGGCTGGAGTACCTTCATTTGCCTTTTCTGCCTCTCTCAATAAAACCATCTCCGCTATGTATTGAGCGGCATCGCATTCTTGTCCAGTCGTAACGTGTTTATACTTCTTCATATGATTTATTTTTGGCAATCAAGCAAGCCCCTGCTTCGGTGGGGTTTCTGGTCTCAAATTGTTCTGGTATTATTTCTGGCAGATTCCAGTGTCTGACTCGTAGCTCGTCATTTTCTAACACCCCAACTATAAAAGAATGGTTGGTTGTGTCTCCGAACATATATTTTCCGGCGCACTTACAAAAATAATAGCCGTCACCGCCCTCTCCGACAACCTCAATATGTGAACGGTTTTTGATTTTCATGCCGGTGATGTAGAGGTTGTTCTCTTTGCAATGCGCTCCCAATCTTTCCCATGCGCTGCTCGGCTCTTCACCGGGTCTGTCGTCGTCCTGATAAACAGTAGTACCGTCAGATAAAGTAGCTATCCAGATAGGATTGCTGTCGGCATACTGATTGATATAGCCGTCGATGGAAATACTTATAGACATTTAGTCTTTAATCCTATGTATACAGGAGGAGCTTTCTGATTTTTTTAATAATGCATTGGATTTAAAACTATCAGCCTGTTCTGATGCAGCCGGTGTCATAACAGTAACTCCTCTGCCATCTTTATGGCCGAACAGTTCTCCAGCAATGACATTTTCCTTGCCTTCGCCTTGAGCCTCAGACGTGGTCGCTTTTTCGGGTTTGCCTCCTAGGTATTTTGATATAACCTTTTGGTTTCTGTTTAATTCTTCGGCAAGGTCTTTAACGCCTTTATCAGAATGATTATCTATGTAAAATTTCTCAACCCTATTTAAGGGACCGCTTTTTTTAGACATGTATATACTCTCTTTCTGCTCTGATAAGGGACTCCCCGTTTTTGGTTTTTAGGTAATTGAAGTAGAGGTTAAATATATTTTCTTTAACCCTTTTGAACTCGGCAAGCCTTATTTTTGTTGCATCGATTCCTTGGGGGTCAAACATTTTGCCCCTGAAGAATTTAACGTAGCAAAAATTGGTATGCTTTCCGTTATCGATAAGAATGTGCATCTTCGCACAAACCTGTTGAGTTTCTTTATCTACTTCTTTACCGCTGCCTAAGATATATCTACGGTTTATCTCCCTAGAAGTCTCTCCGAAATCTTCGTGTTTATCTACCATGTTAAACCTCTATAGATTTACAGTGTATTTCTACATAATCTTCAGTATCTTGATCTATACTGACAAGTTGACTCGATTCCGTACAACCGATATAAAACTCTCCAATGATTTCTCTAGTAGGACTCGATCCGCCGCACCCTTCGTTTTCGCAGATTACTTTTACCGTTGTTATTCTGTTTGATTCTTTAGTTTTCCATATGTCAACATGTTCAGATTCGCAGGATACGCATTTGATAAATTCGTGTCCCAAATCCTCCAGTCCGCTTTCAGTAGGCTCCTGCTCACTCATTTTTTACCTTCTTGAATATATCTCTTTTTTTGCTCGGGAGTCATTTTGAAGACTTCATTTTGAGACGCTTCCCCATCTTTATGATACCAAGGCTGGCCCTTTTTGTCAACATTTTTGCCCTTCGCTTGTTGCCGTTTTTTCTCGTCTAACTCGTATTTTCCGAATTTTTGGGTATTGCGTTCAGCTAACTGACCCAGCGTTGTAGGCTCCGCTCTTACAAAAGACGTAAAGCTGCCCAAGATTCGCGATAGTTTATGTTTCTTACAAGACGGACACTTTCTTCTTTTTTTGTACTGTTTCATTGGTATAACATCAGAAAATGTATGTTCGCAAGCCAAACACCTGTATGCATATTCCGGCATTTTATTGTCCTAGATAGAATAACAAAAGAAATTGTGCTATCGTTAGAAATATTATGCTTAACCAAGCATAAAGTCTTTTGTGGTGATATAAGAAAATCAGAAACCCTAGAGCCAGAATTGTTCCAGCCATTTTTGTACCCATAAATAATGCGACATCTCCATCATCTTGCCTTATTAAGTATCTGCCAATAGGATTCTGCTCATAATAAAGCATTATGTGTTGATTTTTAACAGCCCAGTATAAATCGATTGAAGAAATTATGCCGATAGCTAGCCACATTACAGCAAAGTAAAACTTATGGTCTCGTTTTGCTATCAGTTCAGTCATCTTCTAATCTCTCTAAGATGCTTGATATAATTTTGTTTCTGATTATGTCACACCGGTATAGTTCCACGATACTGACACCCTTGAGGTTTTCAAGCCTGTCTACACACTCTTCTAAAGCCCCGCTAATGCTAACTGGCAAATCGGTCTGTTCTATATCGCCGTTAATCACACACTTGGATCTAGAACCCATTCTTGTAATTAGCATTTTTATTTGTTTGTATGTGGCGTTTTGTGCCTCATCTAATATGATGAAGGAGTCATGAAAATTTCTCCCTCGCATATACTCCAAAGGACAAATTTCTACACGTTTTTCCCTTAGCCATTTTTCAGCGGTCTCTTTTGACAAGTACAAATTCATCTCATCAAAGATGGGCACTAGATAAGGATGTATTTTATCCTGAAAAGTTCCGGGTAAAAATCCTAATCCCTTACCAGATTCTACCACTGGTCGGGTAATTATAATTTTATTCACCTTGTTTTCCAGAAGGTACTGACAAGCAAGCCCTACAGCAAGTGTTGTTTTGCCGGTTCCTGCCGGGCCAATACATATTGTAACATCAGATTCAACCATGGATCTGATGTATTCTGCTTGATTCTCCGTTTTTGGCTTGAGTTGTCTACCTACAGACTTTTTTCTTCGCATATTATATACCTGATGAACCGAAACCGCCGCCTCCTCTATCGGTTTTATTCAGGTTTTCCACTTCCCGCAAATAAAAATCGTTCACTTTTTGGATTAGAATTTGAGCTATCCTGTCCCCTGAATTCAATCGATAGGGACGGTCATTACTATTATACAGACAAACTTTGATTTCTCCTCTATATCCAGCGTCCACTACTCCAGCAAACCTATGTATACCCTTTACGCCCATTGAAGATCTGTCCCAGATAAGTCCAGCATAGCCCCTAGGTAGAGCCATGGCTATTCCGGTTGGGATCAATTTAACTTCTTGAGGGGCTAAAATTGTAGCCCCTACCATCGAGGCGTACAGGTCAAACCCTGCGTCCATGGAAGTTGCCTTGGTGGGTATTCTGGCATTTGGACTTAACTTTTGAACTTCTATCCCGCCTATTTCCGATGAAATCGCCATCCGTTGTTGCTCCTTTAAAATTCCATTAGATGATTTCACACATTCCTCCAGCGCAAGCTAGTTCTTGTTCTGGTTTAGTATTATCATGCTCCTCGATACATGTTGTGTATTCTACAGGCTTATATGATCGCTTTACGTCAACCCATTCTTTCCAGTTATAAACATCTTTCATGCAGTAGGTTAATCGCTTAACGTCTCCGTCCATATATTTGTCGGCAAATTTTTGACATCTTTTTTGCCAAATCTTTTTACCGTTGCCTTTTATTTTATCGCCAAGCCCAATTATGGCATCGCAAGCGGCCCATAGGTTATCTTCCCATAAATTGAGAGCAACTTCAATCAGGCCGCTGACAAACACGGCTCCGTCTCCGTAATGAGACACCATTTCACTGGGGAGATAGACCGTGGTGAATGGGGCTTGAGGGTAATCTTTGTCTCCGCTCACAGGAAGCAGAGACACGCCGCAGAAAAATTTACGATTCTTGTAGATAAACTTTTCTACCTCTTCCCATTCTTCGGGCTTTACATTGATAGTATTGGAGACATTGTGTTGTAGAAAGGGTTGAACGCAAAGACTCTCATTCCTACCTCCCATTACCCAATTTTTCTGAGTGCTTTTAACATATTCTAGAAGACCTATGGCTCCAATTTTATTCTTCAGCTTTGACCCATCTGGTACTTCTATACAGAAAGAGATTACGTCGTCTGTGCCATTAGTTGACCAAACTGATTCTTCACAAGCTCTTTCGTTTGTTTTCCTGAAGTGCTGATAAATATTCTCCATCTTGTTAGCTTGTACACGTCGTATATAACGCTTAGCATGATGGGGATGTATGCCGCTACTAGTACCAAGGATGCAACTGGCAGTGCCTTCAGGTTTGACACAAGTAGTTCTAGCCGCCGGATTGATTCCGATCTTAGCAGCAAATTCCTTGTTTGTTTTTTTGATAACCCTAGCGCCTTCTTTTTGGATTTCAGGATCGAGACAAAGCTCGTGCTGTTCCATAATCCCGGTCATGGAAACGCCCAATAGGGCTTCTCGTCGGAAAATTCTCTCGCTGATCTCTCCTAAATATGGTAAATCAGTAAAACCGGCCTGAAGCGTTCCAATAATTGCAGCAGCGCGACAAGATTCAAAAAATTCTTTCTTGGTGTTAACTTTTGCACAATTAATGGTACTGAGATTACATGCTTGCCATCCTGTCTTACCTGTTTCTTCATCAACAGGATACAACCCAATCTCCACACACGGGTTCACAATTAACTCTGTGGAATCTGACCACACAAAACCCGGCTCTCCAAACTCCTTTACTGACTGCATCAACCCGGAGAACTGTTTAGGAGTGGTTTTATCACGTAGGAGTAAAGCAGAATTGTTAGAACGGCCACGTTGAGGATTATCGTGAAACCAGTTACCAGTCTTCGCCATCGCCATGTCTTGGTCATCTGGAGAAAAAACACAGATCGTAGCACTTCTGCGTACACCACCAGAGATAACAGCATCAGCAGCGTGCATAACAATGTCGTAGACATGTATTGGCTCCAATTTCTTTATGCCGAATTCCGATTCTTTTATAGCCCTGTCTAAAACCTTCTTAATATTAGTGAGTGCTTTTTTAAGTGGCTCTGGGCCGGGAGCTTTTCCCGAACTGGAACTAAGATAAGATCCAGCGGGTCTGATTTCAGAAAAATCAAAGTTTACGTTCTTTCCTTCGTATTCAGGAAACAGTTTGTCATCAACAAAGTAGCTACTAACCAAAACGCCAATTGCGTCAGACCACCCCTCAATAGTATCGGGTATTGTATATTTTTTTGTACCGTTCTTTTTGATAATAATATTTGGTAGCTTCTTTACGTGGTGTTTTTGAACCGAAAATCCTACGCCACACCCGCATAGTAAAAGATACATACATTCTTGAAAGAATCTTGGCCTGTCTACATAAGAAGCAATGCAGTTGTAGACTCTAGCATGGTGCTTAAAGATTGGCTTTCCTCCAAACTGTAAAGCTCTTTGAGAGCCTAGCACACGTTTCTTGTGCATTAGATCGTATGCCCATTCTATTTCCCCGTTCACTTCGGGATATTTAGCATACATCATATTTTTTACTCTATCAACTGACTCTTTCCAAGTTTCTCTTCTTTTCTTTTCTGGAATCCATCTCGCGTACTTACTAACAAACGTGTAATTTTGCAATTCGTTCAATGACATTTTCTTCCTACTTTTTTTCTTTTCTTATGGTTGCATGTCCATCTGTGACCATTCTGGACGAGACATTTTCGGAATCTATAAAAATATATCCCAGCACTCGATTCAGAGTGAACACGTCTTTTATGTCACCGTCTGAATCTGCCGGGATAAATAAAACTACATCTTTGCTGTCTTCTAAAAGCCCATTTAAATGAGCCTTGGCCGCTAGCCCCTTTTTCTTTTCTTCTAAATCTCTGGTTCTTGTTTCAGGACACCAACAATCTTTAAGTCTCACTCTGATAGTTCTTGTTACTTCTACGTCCAACGTATCGCCGTCAACAACATTGACGACAGATCCTTTGGTTGTAATTCCTATCGGTGGCTGCTTCATCTTCGTTGACTCTCTTTTCTTCTTCACCCAGAGGGGGTGGGCCGTTGTGAATAACTCTTGTCGACATGTAGTATTATACACTAAATATGAGCTAATGACTCAAAGGTTTTCCCTTATCCGTCAGTCTGTTCAAGTAAGACAGGTCTGGGTTGACATAGGATATTTGAAGCCCGTTGTCTATCAGATGTCGGTAAACAATTTCGTCTTCTTTTGAATATCCGTGAGCCTTGCAGCCCTCGGGGATATGCCAGTCGTGGATATCGTTTTGCCATAGAAGTTTAGCGCATCTATTGCAGGGCATGTGTGTAACATATACTTGCTTTAGTGACGGAGGATTGATCAGCATGTTGCTAACAGCGTTTTCCTCCGCGTGAACCATAAACGGATATTTATTGGGTCTTACGGTGGGAAGGTCGCTGTCATCGACACCTTTACAGAAACCATTGTAGCCCATACTAATTACTCTCTTGTCGCTAACGATCACACAACCAACCTTGGTTTGATCGTCATGGCTTCTAATAGAGGCATAATAGGCCAGACCCATGAAGTAATCATCCCATGTTATATGCGTTTTCACGTTTTTCTTTCCTTGAACGACGCTCCTTCTTTAGCTTCTTCTTGTCTCGCTTACTTTTTTTTCTTACTGTTTTTCCCATGCTTTAACCTAAAGTCTGAATGAACCCAAATATATTTTGAATGAATCGCATATGCAATCATTTTGCGAAACCCGTTTCCGTTTTCGAGACCGTCAAAATTTTCCGGCAAAACCAGCGCTGTAGTTTTGTCGTCAATTTTCAATAACTCGGCCTTGCTCCTACTTACCTTTTTTTCATCTAGTTTCATCTTTACTCCAATATCTCTAATCCGTGAATACAGTGTCTTACATCTTCCTCAAGCTGTATTTCTTTTTCTATCCTGACGGTATCCATGTTATATAAAAGTATTCTGGCTGGTGAAGTACCGATGAGAATATAGTTGTCTTTGCGAGCCAATCCACGATTCCAGTTATTAGCGGCTATCTGGTCAGCAGAGTATTTCACCTTTTTGGACTTGGGGATTGCGACGTAGTTGATCTTTGGGGAGTCTTTTTTGATAATTCCCACGTATCCAAAAGTTGTAAGGTTGACAAGGCATAAATCTTCGTATTCATAAAAGTTGTGCTGAAAACTTTTTTCGTTGTCTATGACGGGCATAGAAGCAACAACATCCATGTTTGTGGCAGAGTGTAAATGCGTAATCAATCCAGAAAAAACTACTCTACCATTGTTACTGGAAATAGAGTTAATGTGATATTTGTCTTCGGTTTTAGGCGGCGTGGGATTGCTGGGCTTTAAGTCGGTTAAAATTTTACGGTCTTCTCCGTCTTCTCCTATTACCTCCCAAATACCGCGCAGTTTAAAATTAAGATCCATTGCAACGATCTTATCGTATGCTGTCGAAGTTATCCACAGATTCCCATCGAAAAAACATATCTCATGTATTGATTTAAATATGTTATCATCCTGAATCCTGTTGGTAATTTTAAAATTGTCTCTGTCTAATTCCATTAGCCCGGAAGAATCTGCAACAATAATCCTATCGTCTAGAACGGCTAGGCCCCTTAACCCTCGTTCTCCCCCACGTTCATTGTCATTGATAAAATCTTCTGCATAAGGAAAATGATGTACAACCTCTTCAGAATCCATATCGATAACATACAATCCACCGTGGACATCGCCCTGAGAGGCTGCTCTGACAACCGTGGTGCAAATGATTTTCATAGTACTAGCTTCATTCCGTTGTCTACTTTAAGAAAACCAAGCCTGTTGTAGAACGGTATATTTTTGTCGGAACAGTGTAAAATGATTTTGTAGCATTTTTCCTGTGTCGCTATATCGATAAGCCCATCGATTATGGCGGTCCCCATGCCACACTTTCTGTATTCCTGTAAAATTACTACATCTTCGATGCGACCCGCAATTGTGCCAGTTAATTTCCGTTCAATTAACAACGATCCCGTCCCCACAACGAGATTAGCGTATTTCGGAGAGTCATAGATTTTTTGTACTGCGACTATAACATGGTGATTACTATCGTTAACAAAAGTTGACCATATTTTGTCAAAATTGGCATTACAGGAATCGTGTGGAAGAGGGCTTAGTTGGCTTCTCAGATTTAAATAGTGCTCGTCTAAATCATCTCTTTCTATTCTTCTAATTTGCATTGTGGAACCTTAGAACAAAGTGTTCAAAGGGCATAGAAATATGCTCAAAAGGAATGTAGTCTAAGTCTATGGTTTGTGACTGAAGGTATCTTTCATTAAGATCTTCCAAGCTAATCCCTAAGTTGCTACCGCTTTCGTCTGAAATTTTTTGCGAAGAGTTATGTATCACGGCACTATATTCGAGACAAGACATTTTAGTAGGTAAACCAGAAGATGACCCTTGATAAAAAAGTGGCTGGACTTCTGATTCTAATTCTTCCAAATTGGAAGAGGTCGATTGATCTAAAATCTTTGCCAAGTGTTCGTTTTTGTAAACATGTCCGTTAATTGAAAATGGTATACCAAAATTTGTATACGGTGTTATCTCAGCGGCATCCCATACTAAGAACTGATCCAAAACGAAGTCACCCTCTGAAGGGATTTCGGCAAAATATCTATCTCGACTATAAGGATTTTGGATAATAGTATTGTTACCCAACCGTAAAGACAAGGTTAGAGGATTGTGTTCATCAAAAAGGGTTTTTATAGAATCATAAGATGGTGGGTTTTTGAATAAAATATTCTCATCATTAAAAATGCATACTAATTCTCTTGCTTCCTTGAGGCATGATATCATATTTTTTGCGACAGGAAGGTCGCTCATTTCTATCCATCTGGTTGGAAAGATATGCTCGTATTGATTTTTAAGGTTAAAGTAGGTAGACGCTTTCTCGTATCCTGCAAAAAATTTTTCGGAAGAGGCTCTGTATAAAACGGTTATGTCAAATAAGTTACCGCCGTTTAAATGGAGACTCTCTAAGAGTAGGTGAAGTCTAACAGCGTTGTTTTCAGAAAGAATTAGGGTGGTAATCATCAGTAGATTTCCGTAGGGGGAAGCTCTCTTAGCGTCTTCTTGTACGGGGACATATGCCGGTTAAACCACTCGACAGTTATTTCTAGACCTTTTCTGAGAGAAGTAGAGGCTGTGAACCCAAATTTTTCTTTTGCTTTTGTAACGTCTAGACATCTTCTTGGCTGACCGTCAGGTTTTCTATCGTTCCACACAAGCTCTCCGTCATATTCCATTATTTCACACATTGTTTCGATCATGTCTTTGATCTTAGTTTCTTCACCGGTTCCTATATTGACTGGCGAGGGATCGTCATCGTGATTTTCCATAGCAAGCTGGATAGCTTTTGCGCAGTCTTCAACAAATAGAAATTCTCTACTGGCTTCACCAGAACCCCATACCTCTAACTCAGGATCGTTGTTTTTCTTAGCATGAGCCACGCGAGACATAATGGCTGGTATGACATGACTGGCTCTAGGATCGTAATTATCTCCCGGTCCATACATGTTGGTAGGTATTAAATTAACAGTGTTCATTCCAAACTGGCTATGGTACGCCTGTAGCATTTCCATTAGCGTTTTCTTTGCTATGCCATAAGGAGCATTAGTTTCTTCTGGATATCCATTCCATATGTCTTCTTCTTTAAAAGGGACAGGGCAGTATTTAGGATAAGAGCATACCGTTCCTGTCATGATGAATTTTTTGCATTCCCACTGGCGAGCTTCTTCGATCATCTTGATACCCATGTTAAGATTTTCATACAGAAAACCTCCGGGGTATTTCATGTTGGCTCCGATTCCACCCACTCTAGCGGCAAGATGGATTACTACATCAGGACGGTACATATCAAACATCCAACCTATGTGAGCATCTTCGCCTAGATCAATACCATCTTGAGTGCCCCCTACCGCTGTGAGGCGACTGTAGCCAGCCTCATTTAGCGATCTGTAAAGCCTTCGGCCCAAAAAGCCCTTTCCGCCGGTAATTAGCACGCTATCGTGTTTACTGATTGTCATCGTTATCAGTTTCTTCCAAAAACTTTATGGTTTCTTCTTTAGTCATGTTTTTTGCACGTCTAAGTACCTTACGAGATTCGTCCATAATGACTACGGTTGGAAACACTTCAATATTAAACTGCTGAGATAAGTATTCATTTCCGGGTTTATCAACCGGGACAATAGCTGGTATGCCTTCGAAATATGGCTTAACCGACTCAAGAACGGTCTGGTCAGTCCACACAGAATCTTTCATGTTCTTGCAATGAGGACACCAGCTAGTTACAAAAACTACTACCTGAAGATCTTTTTTATCCATTGTCCCAGAGATTCTTTCCTGTCGTTTGTTTGTTAATCCTATTAAGGGACCACATCCAAGGACCGAGTATTAAAGTTGCTCCAGTGCCCCAAGCCCAAAGAACCAATCCTTCACGCCCCGGTATACCGAGGGTCGCCGTAATAGCCGCCACAAGGTAGATAGATAACAGTATGTAACTCATTTTTTGTTCCATGTACCAATCAAAAATCTTCTTAAACATTGCTATCCTTTATTTAAGTAGCGTGGGAAACTTGACACTATCTTTGGTCAAGATACTCTTTCCGGTTTTGTTCTTTGATGATCCACCTTCAATTGACAACTCCGTAATTTCTTTTAGGGCAGGGACGGGATGATCTGAATCGATAGCCCACAAGATGCCTTCTTTTTCAGCATAAGCTCGCATCCTACGAATTGGAACAATTAGGTTGAATGTTTCTCCAGCGCCTCTGACAAGCATTCCAACGTACTGACCCGCATCTTTGCCAGACCTCTCGCTGAGAAAAACTCCACCCCCGCTTGATCCGGGGAAAGCCGTAACGGTTGTCTGGTCAAATATTACACCACCACCCGCCCCCAAGTCAAGAACTCTTCCAACTTGAGAACAAATTCCTCGCGTCATCGAATTTGAGCCAGTTTGTCCTAATAATGAGCCTACATGATATAATTCAGTACCAATAGGCACAGGTTTACCTTCAGCCTTAAAGAAGGTGACTGACTTGTCAATAAAACCCTTCTTCCTAATCATTAGAAGGGCCAAGTCTTCCCCGTTTTCGGAATCGCTATATTTGATAACCTTGGCTTCCATCTTGAACTCACCAACACGACGGCCATCTTCGACTAATTCTTGGACGATTTGAGCATCTTTAAATTCAACAATCTTTACTGATCGCCCATCCTTGATTGTTGTCCTAACGGAACGGAGACCATCTACAACATGAGCCGCTGTCCACACGAAGTTTACCTTTACCGTAAGAGGTTTACCTAGTTCGGGTGGTTGAATTTTAGTAATGGGAATGGTTCGAGTAAAAATTACTCCAGAACCTTCTCCGAAGCCAGACTTTACCGTAACAGATACATCTTGTAGGTGTTGGTAAAGCTGTTTGTCATTCCCTAGCAAGGGAGCGGAGAATATAAGAAGAAGTAGAATAGAACTCAAGATTGCTTTTTTCATCGATTCCTTCCTTAATGTCTTGTAAAAGAATAAAAAGGGGGTTTTGTTTTATCTACCCCAGACCCCCTAGCTGGATAATTGACACGCTAGTTGACTACTTCGCCGCCACCTTGCATTCTACGCTCTAGCTCACGCTGGGGCGTATTGCCTTCGTTCTCTGCAACACCGGGTGCCACCGGAACGTTAGGAGTTGAAATTGGACGAAGTTCGTCTTCTGTGAATTCGCTACCGAGAGCAGGATGCTTAATCCACTCGATTGTTGGAATATGACTGACATCATAACCATCGAAATGCTCTTTTGTCAGATAGAAGGAGTTTTCTTCATCAAACACTGAGTGAGCTTCAATGACGGGAACCCTAAACAACTCAACAGCCATAAGACGGTAAGCTTCACGGAAAAGCTTTTTCATCTCTTTGCCAGTCTGGACACTCCAGTCATTGGCCCAAGTATTCTCAGAAAGCTGAGCCATATCACTCAAGCCCTGAAGACAAAGCTCGATCCATCGACGGCAGTAGTCATTCTTGACATCGAAATAACGAATCGGATAAATCTTGAAAGCTCTACGCTCATGTGTGATATGATGAGCTTCAAGTCTTTCCATGTTATCTGGCTTTGTATTTGTGTCAATTAAGTTGCACAAACGGACAAACATGTTGTGATGATGCTTGACAGCAGACAGTGTAGGAGGACCGGGGACAAAGCAATCAGTACGCACTGAAAATGCTTGTAGATGCTCACCAATCTTTTCAAACAGGCGAGCAATTGCCATGTTGTGGGTTTCCTTGTTGTCGCCAACATTAGGAATAGCCCACTTTACTCCCTCAAACATGTAAGGAAGAATTGCATCGTGAGTAGGGATAACTAAGTTTTCATTTACTTCTGGCATTTTTGCCTCCACTTATTCTATGTTAAATTTCTGTTTAAGTCTATGACGTATCAATGTGTCAACTTGTCTCATTGTCATCGTTTGATCGTTTTGGTATTCATTTACTAATTCTCCAAATACCGTCATGATCTGTTCAGCAGTAGCTTGTTTCCGTGTGCTGAACGGTACATTCAAAAATTGCGGTGGCAATCCTTGCATAGCAACTGGTTGTTGATGATAAGGTTCGCTCACAGGAAATCCATAAGGAACAAACCCCGGATTTAGTCCATGTTTACCAGTTCTATCATCAATATCTTCTGTAGCTCTCGGAGCTTCTGGCAATTCATCTAGCGGCATAACGTATTCGTTCTCGTGCCGGTGCTTATGAATATGTTCATGGACGTGTGTATGAGAACCATCACAGTTATTGCAGTCGTCATCTACGGCAGACTGCGGTGTAGATGGTCTTGTATCATTATCATACCCCTCTTCATCATCTTTGTCAATGTTTTTTCCGTTTTTCTTTTTTCGTCGTCTCCTGTTTAGAAGGAAAGGAACTCCGTATTTAAGAGCCAGCATGCCTAGACTCATACCACCAAGCGTAAAGCTGACATTTTCTACGCTATTGCCATTACCGCCGGTATAATCGTCCATGTAGTGGCCACTGTTAGCCTCTAAATCTGATATCTGTGCATCTCTTGCGTCAATTGTTCCCACTAGGACGCCTATTTTAGATTTTAGAGAATCCTTTTGTCCCTCGACAGCCCCTAAGAGATCTCTCAAACCGTTAACCGCGTTTTGCGCCTCTAAAAGATTGCTGTTTGTTCCACCAAGTTCCGCTTTAAGACCTTCAGATAAAGATTCCAAACTATTTAGTTTTGTTTGTAATTCAGCTTGAACGCTATCAGACATATTTTCGAGGTTGGTCAGTTTTTCCTGTAGTCCTGAAATCTTATCAAGGTATTCCTGACGCTCCTTTTCAAAATCTGTAGGAGGATCTACGGGGCCACCGGGGTCTGGTCTACCGGGCCAACCATTCCACCCATCACCGTTTCCGCCGCCGTCTGGTGGGTTAGGGGGAGGGTTTGGATTTGGAGGGCTATTACCCCAAGGACACCAAGGGAATAAGCCATTACTATCGTATAGTTCGCCAACTCTTATACCCCCATAGTATTTAGCAGTATCTGCGATGCCGCCATCTGGAAACTTAAGCTCGGGGCAAAACATAAACTCACCCTTAGTGGTCTTTCTAAGACCCCCTTTATAGGGAATGACGACATGGTCTTCAATTTTACGTCCACATTGTGGACAGAGCTTGTTAAGGCGCTCTGGCTTACTGGACTTGACCTCTTTATCGGCAACAATGCTATAAGAAGCTTCTATGGGATGGCCTTGACCATTTCCCTCCATTATTTCGTAGATCTGTCTTAGAGATAAGCCAGCACCATAGTCGTTTGGCCCATCATCTGTCCATGCGCCGTCTCCTATTCTCCAAGCTAGAAGGATACCTAGTCTAGTATGACTCTCTCCTTTGTCATCTTTGACAAGGACAAGAACGCCGCTTCCAGACTGACCACCAAGGGGCGCAGCATTAAAGCTTACGGTAGCCCCTGCGTTTCTAAGGACTCTACCCTTCCATGCGGTAGCCCACTGAGCAGAAGGACACCCTCCAGCTATAACTAAATCGTTAGCTTTTATCTCTGTCCCTTTCGGAGCAAGAGGTATTACTCTAGGAGGGAATCTACCAAAATACTTCTTTTTAACAGACACAATTGCTAAGTCTAGAGCGGTGCCTTCTTTATATTCAGAATATTCTGTTCTGAATGGGATCATGGCAGATTTGTAGCCGTCTTGAAAGAATTCTAAATGACCTCTTTTAGATCTACCAACCACATGTCCGTTAGTCAGAACATAATATTTATCCTCGTCTTCCTGAAATACGGTCCCGCTGCCTGCGGAACCTCTAGTAGTAACCCTGCATACTCCTTCCAAAGCCTCGTCCATCGTAAGCGGCTGAGCAAATCCCAAAGATGGGAAGTATAAAACCAGCCCCAAAACTAAAGCTTGCATTAGTTTTTTCATGGCTACCAGTCCTTACTTATGGTGAATTGATATTTAAAGAGTGCCGACCTAGCCAAATCAGCGGGCATAACAGCCGAGTCTGCCAAATATGGTACAGGATCTATGTATGCTTGTCGATAAGCATAAGCTACTGCCGTACTGCATACAAAAACATTCATGGGATCATCATCCTTGATGTTTTGTGGCGCTAGCCTACAAAATGGCAGATAGTGTCTTGCTAATTTCCATATATTTTTCCATCCGTATGGTAATCCTGTTAGATTTATCATGACATCGGTAATATCTCTTGGCGTAAAAGGGTTTTGTATCTTTTCTTCGCTATAATCAATTTTTATTGATCTCTTCTCTTTGTTTTCAGGCCAAGCAGAAAAATTAGAGTATCCAACGGGAGAGGCGGCTCTAAAAACGTCTATATTGTCTGGGTGAGTTTCTACCTGACTTTTCATAGAAACAGCCCTGCCACCTTTAAACTCTCTGAATTCCACACACTGTAAATGACCGCCGTCTCCAGCCATCTCCCCATTTGCCAGTCTTTCGCCGTCCCAGTGAGCTACGCCAGCATGACTATGAACCCCGCTACCATACCGTTTGATTAACCAGCTAGATAGTCCCTTACCACGAAACAAGAGTACGTCTGCTTCTCGGATGTGTTGCTTAGCTTCATGGTAAGGGACTAAGATCATTATTATTTATCCTCTAGCTTTTTATCTATTCTGTCTAGAATATCAGCGATTCTTCGTTGATCATTAACGATTTGTATCATCACTTGTTGCATATCTTTTTGAGTTTCTGCCCAACTCCTAGGAACGTAAACTAACGGCGTTCCATCGGAATCCTGACGAGAGATTATCTTGTAAGTATGTTGCATCCAGCCTCTTTCATCATCCATCAAAACTGACTTTGAAGGAACCGCTTTTAAAATGAGAACCTCAATAACCTTTCCTAATCCTATTACTATAGCAACGATTGCGGCTAATACAGGAATTGAGAGAATGTCTGATTCCATTTGTTATCTCTTTCTTCAAAGAAAAAAAGGAAGGGACTGCAAAAGCAGTCCCCTCCCTGTGACTGCAACAATGATTAACCGCCTGTGATGGCACTATAATCTTGGAAGTTTCCACCACTCGTTGTGCGAGTGACGAAATCAATCAAGAATACCAATTCACCCGGAATCGCTCTTGAGGGAACATTTGTAACCGGTCTGGCATTGTCCTGATCGGCAATATTGCGGAAGATCGCAGCAGTACCATAATTGGTAGCACCGCTCTTATCCGTAAGATCGCTTTGGACAAGACCGTGATTGCTGGTAGAGCCAGCAGTCGGGTTTTTAAAGAGGTTAAAGGCCAAGGTAGCCCAAGAGCCTCTTTGGTAATGATCATCAGTATGAAGATGAAGGCTTCGAACACTATGGTCGCTTCCAAGAAGCCCCAGAATGCTTTCCGAGGAAGTAATGTTAGCTACCTTTGTTGAAGCTCCCTTAATCATAAAGGTGGAGTTGGTGGCAGAACGATCTGACCTCTTAGGAGTAAAGCCAAACTTGGGACTATTTAAGCTACGTGCAACGGCAAGGCCGACAACGTATTTTGTGCCTGTAGATACACCAAGCTTTGAGCCATAATCTTCTGCGCCTTTGACAAGATCCAAGCTGCTTTTGCTTGTCCATCTTGAACTACCGACATTGCCAGCGCCTGCGATGACGCCACCGTCATTGTCTGCGCCGCCAGAGCCAGTTGCTGTGCCAACATGAGTACTAATAGTCATAATACAATCTCCTTATAAGTAAGATTACCCGCCTGTAATGGCTGAATAATCCTTAAAGTTACCACCACTGGTTGAACGATCAGCAAAGTCAACCAAGAAGACTAGCTCACCCGGAATGGCCCGTGTGGGAACATTCGTGACTGGTCTAGCATTATCTTGGTCAGCCAAGTTACGGAAGATAGCAGCACTGCCATAGTTGGTAGCGCCAGTTTTAACCGTTCCATCACTTTGCACGAGACCGGTAGTTTCGGAGTTATCCCCGGCAGTAGGATTGCGGAACAAGTTGAATGCCAACGTAGCCCAGCTTCCCCTCTGGTAGTGATCGTCAGTATGAAGATGAATACCGCGAGCGCCTTGGTCCTGACCGAGGACTCCCATGATATTTTCTGTTGAGGCAGCACCAGCGACCAGCGTCTGAAGACCTCTAGCCAAGAAGGTGCAGTTAGCAGCAGTACGATCTGTCTTCTTCGGGAAGAAGGCAAACGCGGGACTTCCTACGCTACGAGCAACAACAAGACCGACCTTGTGTGCCGTACCTGTAACTAGACCAAGCTTTGAACCGTACTCATCTGCGCCTTTGACGATATCCAAAATACTCTTGTTTGTATATTTTGAACCGGCAATGTTTCCGCCTTGCATAACTACGCCGCGATCATTAACTACTGCCGATGAGCTTCCACCAGTAAAGTCTGTTTTAGTCAAACCGGCGGGGGCAGTGTCCGTGAGGGTGATCGCTGTGTTTCCGTCTTCGAGGCTGGCCTCGCTGCTGGAACTCTGTGTAATGGTAACAACCGCTCCATCTACCGATGCAGAAAATCTGGTTCCAGCGGGTCCACTGCCTGTGTTGATAACGTTCATTAAATTTGTAGCAGTTTGATCGTTGCTTGCGGTGGACTCCCAAGTGCCAGCTACCGAGCTTTGGTCTCCGTTTGTAAAATCATAGTTAGTTCCATCAGTAGCGATTAAATTAACTTTGTCGCCTGTATTAAGTTCCACATAGTCAGTAACTGTTACTGTTGCAGTGGCTTCTGCTCCTGTAATGCCTAGCGTTCTCGTGTGTGTACTAACAGTCATAACGACCTCCAGTTATCTAGGTATTATTCCTGTTTTTCCTAATAAATAACGATCCGGTCCATTAGTATTATACACCATTTCTAGTAGATCTCTCTTAGCTTTTTTAAGGCTTGAAGTATATATCTTCTCGCTGTTTCTCTACTATAACTGTTTCTTTCCGCTATTTCCTCCATTGTTAACCGCTCAAAAAATCTTTGATGTACAACAAGCCTTAGTCTTGGGTGTAATTTTTGTATCACGTCAAAGATTTCTACATCGTTTGAATCATTTTCAAAATGGAGAGCCTCGTTATAGTATTTTTGCCTCTTTCTTTTGTTAAAATCGTACAATTGCTTTTTGCATTCCCAATCTATTCTGTTATAGAGAAAAGACGTGAATTTCTGGCCCTTCTCGGAGTCATACGCTTTCATCGCTTCCCAGAGAGCGACTAATTTGCACCTATCAAGCTCGTCTTGAGGTATTACCTTAAAATATTTTGAGCAAACCTTGTTCAATATTTTTATGTTGTTAATATCTTTTCGAGCTTCTTCAAATTCCTCATCCCCTATAGGCTTTGTTTCCTTCATCGTTCCTCCGGTTATCTATTCTTCACTATCGGGATGTAATATCCTTCCACCCTTTCGGTTGAATAGTTTTTTGTACAATCTCAACTTCTCTAGGAAAGAGATGTCGTGATCTATGTTAGTGCTCGCATAATCGACCCTTCCCTCGGGGTCTACGAATATTGCCCAGTGCTTGTCGTTGGAAATTATTTCTTTGATTATTTGAACAGTTTCTTCGGTGGTAGTGCTGTCATCTTCCGTACCTGAGTTAGACTCAGATTGATTACAGTTAAGAAGGGACTCGATATCTATTCTGACATCCCTAAAATTAAACATTTTAGCAACGCCTAGAAAAAACCTATACCTACTGATAATAAAAAGAAGCTCTATTCCCTCTATTTTTTCAACCTGTTTTTGTATTTGGTGTGTTATATCAAAATTGGTATGACCCATCCAGCATTCGTATTGCCGCATAGGATTCATCTTATCGTAAAGTTGAAACACCCCCAAAGGGGTGGAAACGAGCTTGGGGATCTTGGACATAAGCTCCAGAGCATCTTCTGTTAGCTCTTCGTCGTCGTCATCTACCCGTATTTTTTCTGCTATTTCTTCCTCAAGAAGGTCATCATCCCATTTTTCCCACGCTATTTTTCTATTTGGTTTCATTCTAGCACCTTTTTGTGGGATAATTACACCAGTCTAAAAGATAAAATATCTTTTATATCAGGTGTTCATCATCGGGGATAATCTTTGGTTTATAGATATCTAGCATCTTGGTTGGACTAACTACAGTAGAATCTTCTGAAGCTTCTGAAGCTTCTTCTTCATTAAGCTCCTGTTCCATGGTGTGTAGATATGCCCATATCTCAATGAAGTTATCCAGTTTGTTTCGTTTTTCACACTCCTCTTTTATGAAAGAAAGGGTTTCTGCAAAAAGCTCGCCGTCCATGACCTTGTACATGAGGTCAGCAAAGATTATATTAGCGGCAGGTTGATCCTGCCAAGAGCAATCTATCCATATATCCCCGGCAGAATCAACTTCAAATTTTAAAGAAGCTAACGCTTTCTCTTTTTCTTTCTCTTTTCGAGAAAAAAACTTTTTAATAGCCGCTATAAGTTTCATTAACTAAACTTTCGATAAAGCTTTTAGACAGCTTTCAGCATGCTCATAATCTTCGATAGCTTTTATAGCTTCTTCTACGATATTAGAATGATCTCCAATTCCTACGGCATTATTGGTGTACAGGAGATATCTAACAAGGGCTTCTGCCTTCTTAGCTTCGAAATGAGCATTTACAGCTTTGGATACGTCCATTTAATCCTTCCTTTGTGTCTAGCAATTAAGCTGATCGAAGACTGTCACCAACGATCCAAGCGCCGCCCAACAGAACCAAATGGTTTACTTGATCTGCGGATATACCGAGGCCCACACCGTCAAAGATAACAAAAACCACGCCGCCAACGGCGACCCAGAATCTACGCGAGCCAAAAAGACCTTGAACTTTACTAATCATTGCTAGCTCTCCACTGAAGTAAAAAAACGAGAAAATAAAAACACCAACTGGTGTTAAATTATTTTACTACTCAGCCCTTACATCCACATACTTCCCCGATTAGACAAGCACAGTCTGCGCCACATTCGCAATCATCACAGGCGCATGCATTTGCTGCGGCGTGAGGGCATACGTGACTATGTCCAAGCAATGGACACCAGTGAAGTGAGTAACCCAGTCCGACTCCCAATAAAAGACAAAGCCAGTGCTTCTTAAATAGATCTAACATTAGCAACCTCCTTAAATTTAAGTTGAATTTCTTGATGACATCCTTGAATGTTTGAAAAATCCATATTGTCCAAGTCTGGATCGTGTCCCTCTAAATACTTTTTATTGAGTTCCTCTAGGGAAACTCCAAATTTTTGACCAGACATGTTTTCTGAAGAGCCTACTAAGTTCAATGGTGTATTTACGACTAAGCTTTCTTTGAAGGAAGACATACTTTTAGGAAAATCATCCACTTCCCACCCCTTATCCCATATGCCTCCTTCAAAAGCGTTGGGTGTTGAAAATTTGATTTTAACAAAATCGTCTTCATTTCCTATGAACTTCTCCACTAAACTTTTCTTAAAAATATGACCATCAACCGAAAAAGGATACGCATAATTACCCGTTAAAGGTGCTCTGCAATGCTCGCATTGAGAGATCCAGTTCCATATAAAAAACGTATCTTCAGCTATCTCTCCTCTTATAGGAAGAACACAGTCCTGCATCGTGTATTCATTCTGAACAATAGTATTGGTTCCGAGCCTTAAAGACAAGCAAAAAACATCCCTATTGTCAAAAAGTTTTGTTATGATATCTTCATCAACTTCTATTTTACGATATAGGATGTTATCGTCCACAAAAAAACAGACTAGATCACCTCCTTTTTTTACAAGGTCGGTTGTATCTTTTTGAAAATCAGTCTCCTGAATCCAATTTAAAAACGGGTATTTCTTTATCAATTTTTCATAGCCAGTTTTAAATTCATCGTTTGAATGTCTATACAAAACATTGATGTCGAATAACCCGTTGTCATTTTGAATTAAACTTGTCAACAAGAAATCTAACTGACAAGCTCTGTCTTTTGAAAAGACAATAGTGGATATCACGATCAGTTCCTCATTTAGTCCTAGAAGGCGGCAAGTCAGAAGTATCCAGTTTTACGTGAGCTTCTAAGTCCCTGACTAACCTGTCCTCTTTGTGCTGAAGATCGTCCAGCTTTTTATTTATCCTAGATAAGTTCTTCAGAAGTTGTTTTCTTTCTTGATTTATGCTACCGAGCCACTTGTGAGTATTCTTAAGAGTTCTCATCAGTCCTTCCCCTATTCTGGTACACACTTGCCATTTTTTTCTACGTATCCCTTGTTGCAATTAGGTGGATATCCAGCCTTTTCGTCGCTGTAGGATTCTTCTATTCTGTTTAAAATATGATTTGATGAGGTTTCCGCCCTTGACTTCTTAATAAAAACTAACCTTCTGCCATTTTTTCTGTGCGAACCCCTTCTTTTGTAATGAAAAAGTTCTCCGGTTTTTTGATCTTCGTAGATAAAAATAGAGGCCATTTATAGTCTCCTTTTTCCCATTATTATGTAGTTCGTTTTCTCGGGACAAATTTTTGTTTCGTGAGGTAGAGGATCATCAAACACGGTTAGGTTGAATTTTTCACCTAGTTTAGATAAGAATTGTTCTTTCCTTTTTTTATCCCACAGGTTTGAAAAGATATAAATGTTTTTAGAGCGCTGAATGTAGTTCTCGTAAAAATGATCTATACCATCGTCGTTCATTTCCGAAATACAATACTCGCTTATAAATAGATCTGGAGAGCGGTTCAGGGTGTTGGACACAGAGGGGTTGACAAAATCAACTCTAGGTTCTCTACCATTTTCGGATATTGTATCAACAATACTAGGAGTAAGATGGGTATCAAAGTGTTTGGGAATCACTGAGGTTTTGTGGTCAAAATTGACTTCTATGCTTCTTTCTGTTACAAGACTTGTATTCAATCCCAAAGCTCTCAAATATTTTACCGCAAGCAAAGCCACGTTAGGCACGTCTACTAGTCTGTACGATTTAATGTTGTAAAAAGTGGACAGGATGTAACAGAGGCCACCATACCCCACTCCAATCTCAACGATGTCTTTCCCGTGAAGACTTCCTATATGTTTTTGTATATTTTGTAACGAGTTAATATATCTTACAGTGTTGGCAGAAATTAAACCGTACTCTTTTGATTCAAATAATTCGGGATCACCTATCGTATCATTTCTCTTGAATTTTTCTATGTTCAGGCTTATATCATCGTTATCTTTCAGTTTGCCTATCATCCATTCCGCCTCTGATTGACATGACATCCCTACTATTGAATAGTAGTCATGATTCCGTTTAAAGATTTTGAATAATTCATCATTAGTTAGTGCTTCATCAACAATCGAAAAATATTTAATCGCGTTTATATCTGGGACATTCCACATATAATTTCCTTCACGGTATTATTCCAAGAAAACTTTTCCGCTGTTTCAATTCCGGCGCTATTAATTTTCAGATTTTGTTCTTGTTTGAGTTTGTGGATTTCCTGCATATGAGAAACAATTTGGTCTATTTCTAGCTCTTTAATAGATCCCCAATTACCTCCCCCAAAAAACCATTTGTCGTCTTTAGCTTCCTCTAGGCTGTTTATTTCTACGAGATGACAATTGTCCTTATTGCAAAATTCTGTATGTGCGGAATAGTTGGTAGCGATCACATGTTTGCCACAGGACATCATCTCCAATAACTCTAAATTCCAGCCTTCTGCTCTGGATGGAAACACTCCGCAGTCGGTTTGCTTCATAATATTATACACCTCTTCTTGGCTCTGCTGGCGTGGAATAAGTCTTATCTTATCACCCAATCCAGACCTCTTATAAGAATCTGCCCAAGCATGATTTTCTTCTGGGCCACAAAATGGGTTCTCGCACATCATCCATAATTCCACGTCGTCTTCCGACGTAAAAGCTTTGGAAAAAATTTCCGGTAGGGTATCGTGACCCTTTCTTTTTTCCCATTTTCCACAGTTGAAGAAGATTGTATTTTTACGCGGGGCGTCAGATCTTAAAAAGATATCTCTGTTTACTCCAAGGGGGATTACGCAAGTATCAACTTTGATATTGTTTTCTTTTACAACGTTTTTCGCCCACTGGCTACAAACAAAAATTTTGTCCAAACTGGAAAGGTGATGTTTTTCCTGTTCGGTAAAAGTGTCAAGTTCAAAAATAGGAAACCCTATTCTTTCGCCCCTGCCGATAAACTGACTCATATCAAACTGATGCCATATTCTAATACATGGAGCGTTGAAATTTGGCATCTTTGCGTTATCTACACACTCCTTTATCATTGGATGATATTCAGGAGGGGCTTCTCCTTGACCAATTATTGAGAGACCCACCTCATAACCGTCTTTGTGCAGGGTGTTTACAATGTTCAATCCAGCTATACCGTACCCTAGTTGATTGATAGGGCTTATTATATTTATAGCATCACTCATTTAAAGCTCTTGCAGCTTGGGAAATTTCATTCTTCCAGTACGAAAATTTAGCTTTGTCCACACCGGAATCCTGCATCTTTTGAGATATTGATTCGTACTGTGATTTTAGATTTTCAATATTTAATTCATCAAAATTGTCAATAATTAGTATTGGTAAATCTTTAAGGTAGTCCATACATGGACTATTGAACACTATAGGTATGGTTCCAACGTAAATGCATTCTAGAATTCTATAACAGTCCAAACCATTACCCGGAGGGCATATAGCGTAAACATGTCGGGAAAGTTCATCCAAGTATTCTTTAAATTCTTTTGGTTCTTCAACGTATGTAACCCAGTCAAAACCATTACTTAGGAAGAATGATTTCAGGTACTTTCTTTCTAAAGTGTAGTTTTGCCAGTTAACGTAAACCCAGTTATCTGTCTCTGACAATTCGTATTGGTTGGTTGCGAGTATATCATCTGTAGCATCTTTACCTATACCAAGAGGTATTCCTTGAATCCTATCCTGAGAGAGCATAGAATTAACTAAAAACCATTTTGTAACATTTGAAGGTATGCCTTTAAAAGTTGACATTGTGTGGGAATAACACTTCACGGAATAAGTGTCGTTTAAATCACAATTATCTGTATCACATCTTGGTGGTATAACTAATGGGTTGTATCCAAGTTCAGGTATCATATGTTCTACAAACGGAATCCATTTTAGCATGTCAACTCCAACTGGGTGTTGTTGTTGGTATGCAACACCATAGTCGCTAAACCCACTAACTACAACATAATTATTTACAGTAGATTCACATTTCTTGAAAAATTTGTGTATGTGTTCTATATTGCAATACACAACACCAGAATCTGGTATTGAGTCGTCTTTATGATCGTGTTCGTAATTACAATCACCTAAGTCAAACCAAGACTTTACGTTAATGATATCTTCTTTTAAAAACTCGTTCATGATTTTACTGACTCGTAAGGGGTTCGTAACCATCGGGAAGGCTGGGCAGGAACAAAAAGAAACAGCGGCAAAAGATGCCGCTTTTACTTGAAGTATTGTTTGATGAAATTCCATTCCGCATTGTTGTAGATATTTTTTGCGCACATTCCTAAAAAGGGGTGTGCCTTTTTAGCTTCTTTGCACAACATACGAATATGGGGTTGAATAGACTCAAATGGCCCATTCAACCCCACATTCTCAATGTAATCGCAAATTATATGTGTAGCTCTATTGGGATACTCTTTCATTTTATAGTAGGCGTTCTTCCTTCCCATATATAGCAGTTAACACAGCACCATAGTAGTATCTCAGTTGAATAAGATGGTACAAACTCATTCATAATCATTGAGACAAGCGCCGACCACGTAAATACCGAGGCAAAAAACCGACAATTAAAATTGAAGCCTAAGTCAAGTCTAGACACTAAAACTCTCCCCACAACCACAGCTACTTGCGGCATTAGGGTTGTTAAAAGCAAATCCACGTTTAGATAAGTCCTCTATCCAGTCGATAGTAGTACCGTCAATAAACAGTTCAGCTTTCTTTTCGACTATCATGGTCAACCCATCCTGCTCATACTTGTTATGGGTTTTTTCTGAATACTCTGACTGTTCTACAAACCCCAGTTTGTATTCAAACCCAGAGCATCCACCACCAGCAACACCAACCCGTAGCAGCCTGTTGGTTGCTTCGGGAAGGTCTTGCATCACTTTCCTGACCTCTTTGATTGCTTTCTCTGTCAGGGTTATCACAGGATTACCTTTGCATCACTTTCCACGAAATATCTTGGACGACCAGCGAAATCAATCTTCTGCAATTGAGGATCAATACCGAAGTGAGCAAACATAGTAGCGGTAACATCTTTTGGCCCAAAGGGTTCACTCTTGGGAGTTTCTGCCTTAGCCGTAGATTCTCCGATTACTCTACCCATTTCAAAATCTCCACCGCTAAACATCAGTGGGCTAAGTTGCGCCCAGTGATCTCTACCAGCATTCTTATTGACACGATAGGTACGACCAAATTCACCAGTGACTACAAGCAAGACATTCTTGCTCATACCTCTATCATACAAATCATCAATAAAAGTAGACAGAGCATGGTCAAGTGGAGGCATCCTACCATTAAGGGACTTAGCAATGTTGCTATGCATATCCCATCCACCGTAATGGATGGTTACGAACCTAGTGCCATTTTCAACTAACCTACGGGCTAGAAGCATTTGTTCACCAAGACCACCGCCGTACTTCTTGCGGCTGGGTTCTGGTTCTTTCTTAAGGTCGAAGGCTTCACTAGCCTTTCCTAGAATAAGACCAAAAGATTGCTTACGCAAGTCAGGCCAGATTTCAAGAGCGTTTTCAATCTTGAGCTTATCCAGTCCACCAACTAAATCACGACGTTGAAGAAAACGATTGTTCTCCACTCTTGACTTAAGGTTTTCAACGCCCTCACCGCTTGCTCCGTAAGGCTTATACTGACCACCTAACCAAGCTGGACCGTCAAAAGAAATACCATTAACCTTGACGTAGGAAGGCATTCCGGTTGTCGGATGATTAGCTCCATACACCGATGACATGATAGAACCATAGGACGGCTCTTGCTGCATTGACTGTGGAGTATTGTCAGTCGAGTTATGTCCAGTCATTACCCAATGAGTACCAGTTCTATGACTAGAGTTGCTGTGGGCAAACGATCTAACTACAGCGATCTTATCGCCCCTAGTGGCCATCTTAAGGAAGTTGCCGCCAAGGAGAAAGTCTCCGTTAGTCATAACCGAACCAGTAGTGGATCTTACCTCCACTGGAGCCATTGGTTTAGGATCAAATGTCTCAACATGAGTTGCTCCACCGCCTAGCCATAACCAGACTACCGACTTTTCATTGTTGGGAAGATTCTCTACGTTGTCATCTGACAATCCTAGAGAGGCAAGACCAGTACTAATGCCCCCCACCTTCATAAAGTCTCGCCGGTTGAATTGAATGTCAAACATTAGGTGTCTCCTTTTCATACCATTTTAAACGGTTGGAATTATATCTTTTCGGGTCTGCTAGTCCATTGTCGAGTCTACTCTCATCCGTTATATAGTAACCATGTTCATCCTCAATCACAACTTTATTTTCCTTGTTCAGTTCGCCGGTCTTTTCTTCATCGACCATTGATAGATGACTGCCATACCTCGTAGGATATTTATAAGGCTCTGGCGGTTTGATAATCCTTTTCTGCCTAAGTTGTCGTACCATCAGCTACTCCATATACTTTCTCGAAATCGAAAAACCTCCATCTATCTAGATGGTCTACTTCTTCTGCACTGTTAATGTGTTCTAGGTAATTAAGTAAGTCTTCCCAGCTAGAAAACATGGTTTCGTTTGGCATGACTCCATACAGCCAATTAGGAAGAGCGTTCTTACCCTGCTCACACATGATGAGTACGGGCTTCTTTTGAAACACCGCCATGAATGCTTCATGATATGATCCACACATATGCACATCTAAATCTAGGCTCATTACTAGAAAGTGCGCGATGTCTACCATGCGTAGATCAACTGCGCAAATAGGTTTCATTATTTCAGCAACCTTCTCATGGTTGCCCATCTCCTTGTAATAATTAATGGCGTTCCTAGTGTTCTCGTCTTCTGGTGCGAAATCACTAGGCTTGTTACAAGGATTATACACGCCTACCCCAAGATCGTAAAGATGAGGAGTGATCCATTCTCGCCATCCTTCGCCCCCATCAGACACGCGATCCATCGCGCCGCATAGATAACAAGTCATACCTTTTAATCTATTCATTTCTTACTCCAGTAAAACAAAAAACAGGAACGCCCCCTTACGGGGGCGAACCTGCTGGTTGAGGTTTACCTTTTATATACATCTACTAACAACTCTTCGGCACTGTGGTAAACCTTCTTAGAAGCAAGATCCATAACGAGCTTCTTAGCTTCGGCAGCTTTATGACCCATAGATCTGAGTGTTGCAATAGTATCATTAATTACTTGCTCACTCGTCTTGGGCTTCTCGTCTTCCGGTTCCTCCTTATCTACCTCATGGGTACTGATGACGTTTTCCATAACCCATTGTCTGTCACGATGATTGCCATCTTTTGCTCCTTCAATAGCTGATCGACAAATCGTGTCCCAATCGTCATTACAGAAAGGTGTGTGATCCTTTTCTTCTTCTGTCAGGGTGATATATAAGGGTTCTTTCATAGAGCGAAATCCTTGGCAAACACCATACCAAAAACCGATAATGGCTATCATGACATAGACAAAACCGAGAAACCCATCTATACCAACAACATGGGGCATATCCTGCATATGTCCCTCCTCTCAGTTGAGGTCAGGATCATACCCATGATCGGTCCAGTCCTGCTCATCACATTCCTCAACGTCTTCGTTACTACCCATGAGAGTAGCCATGAAGTTAGCGAAGTCATCCTGACTCCATTCTTTGCTATCAGAATGATGAACAACTTGCTGAAGCGGCCCATCGTAATCAGCAACCACTTCGTATGCACAAGTACGAACCTTCTGGCACTCAGAATCGAGAGGCACAGAAACAACGTCCTTGGGGTTCACCTTAACGATGACCACTTTATCATCAGTGTTTGGATCACCAGTAATACGACTGTAGCCTTCGACATACTCGATTGCGCCACAGTGGAGACCCTCGCTGCAACCAACGTCGCAGTTGTCATTCACCTTACGGCGCTTCATGCCTACTTGCTGACCAACACTGTTATCAATGTCGCCAGTCCACTTGTCCTTGTAGTCATGAGTAACAGCCTTGTATGCCAGAAAACACCCATCTTCCGTAATGGGCAAATTCTTATGCTCAAGGAATGTATACAATTCCTCCACAGCACGGTTGCTGGGATTCTCAAGCACATTAGCCAAGAAATTAAGCATCGGCTTAAACGGGAATCCATCCCTCATCATTTGCATAACACGATCCGTTAGCGCGTTATGAATCTCCTCATCATCATACTGAAGGATACCGTCCTTGATATCAACCTTTCCCTCAGTGTAATTGAGGATTGACTTAGGGATGTCGAGCAACGGGATCAAAGTAGCTTCATCGTTGTTACCAAGGCATTCCTTAATTGCCATGTAATTAGGATGGTCATGTCCAACTGTGTGACTCTCGTTGTTCACAACGATTGTCATAGTTCCGTTACCGCTTACAATGTAATTCATTTTCAATACCTTTTTAAGTTACGCAGACTGGCTAATCTTAAGACCGCTAACCTTGTTGACGCTAAACGACTTAGTATCTACATCATTCTCGATAGTGAAGAACGCACCATGCGGACCAACACCAAAGTCAACCAACTCACCGTGACGGGGCTTATCGTTGTAAGTGAACTCAATGTCACTGTTCAAAGCCGTACTCAAAACGTCCTTCAATTCACCAAAACTCTTTCCACTAATTCTCATCTTCTTTTCCTTCTTCTTCAAACCTTGGAACGGGAGTGCCAAGCTCATACTTGAATAGATACTCCACGATCTTTTCCACCTTTTCTTGATGCTTAATAATGACCTTGTTCTGTGCCACAATCTCCCTGATTAATTTCCTGTTGTGAAAACTGTTTACAGGAGCCTCTTGTTTTCCTACTTCAACTTCAGTCGCACTGATTCCTCCAATAAGATATCCAAGGTAAACGCAGCCTACAAGACCCGCTGCATAAATTATACTGATATGTCCGTTAATTCGCTTCATTGGCTTCCTTCTCCTTCAAGTCTACGTATCGTACCAACTCTTTGATAGCTTCACTCGGCTTATCGAAATGATTTGAAGCAAAGTTATGGCACACGGCTTTGACAAGGGGATACTTCTCCCATAATGCCTTCTCCGCTTTGTCAAAATCCTCCTTCTTAATACCGTTACTGATTTTCTCTACTTTCATTTCCGCACAGTTCAACAAGGTTAGAACTGCTCTATATTCTTCACTCTCTTCTACTTGTTCTTCCTCATAGAGCTTCATGAAGTTCTTGAGATCATTATCTGTCTCGGTCAACTTAGCGAATGCCAAGACCTCATCGTAATCCAGATTGTGATTACCATAACGGAACAGGTCAGAGCGACCTTCTCTCATTCCAATTATAGTGCGGTAGCCTTTATGGTCAAGATGATCTTCAACAATTTCTTCAACTTTGTCAAAGATGTTAACCCAAACACCTGCTTTCTCTAGATCACGAAACTTCTTGGTCTTCATGACTGCTGACTTAACACCATAGATTTTATCAATGTCGATGCCAAGTTTGTCACACTTATTAATGATGGTCTGAAAAGTACCAGTCCTTGAGGAGAAAGAACCGTATGGTCGTTTCGGGTTTTTGAACTTGTACCTATTGATCTCTACAAAGTAACCACCTTCCTTGAGGTCTATAGTTACATCATCCCAGTTGTTAGCATCTCTCCAGCCATAAGTACCACCATTCCAAACAGCAATCTTAGTCCTAGCCTCTGTATCAGAGTAAGAACCACTAGTATCCGGTCTAGGTAGATCAGATGCAAGAAGAATATCGCTATCTTTACATCCCAACTTATCCTTAACCCGTTGGATAGCTTCGTCGCTACCTTTAATCAGGTAGACCCTAAAGGAGTTGTCAGAACTTCCCCACCTGTTGTGGGTAGTATTATCCTTAACGAGTTGCTTGGTTCTGCCAATAGCCCCTCGTTTAAGATCATCCACATAGATAACATAATTGCCTCTAGGAGCGATGCCAGTTTTGCTGTCTCGCTGAACTGCCTCTTTCCACCCATCTCTGTAATACATAACTACAGTTAGGCCATCAATACCTCCAGTGGGAATATGATATCCCCATGTGGTACTCTCAGAAAATAGCTTCTGACCTTGCCATTCAGCATTTTCCTTATTGATACTTTGACCGATTCTACCAAACTTTTGATCGGAATCAACAATATCAACAAACATCTTCCTAGCATCCCAGAGTGTTTCAGCGTTCTTAATTGACTCCTCAACAATACCAGCAGCCTGTTCCAGAACCTCTTGACACTTTTTGATGATAGCCTTCTGGGTGAATTCATTATAGCTAAGAGATTCACGGGAAGGAGTGATATTAATTTCACCAATATCGAAGAACAGATCCATCTTTGACATCAATACTGGCTTGATCTCTTGAGGGTAATCACCCATAGCATCTTGGTCAATCTCGTAACAGACTTGTCCCATGATAGCACTACAGTGGTAATTGGGACCACTACCGTCATGAACAGCCCAACCATCACCTTCAAGGATATAGTTAACTGGTTCAACTTCGATACTTTGGCCAGTGACCTTGGGCTGGACTTTGAAGTAGGCGTAAAGTTCTCCAGCCTCATCTTTAAACCTGTCAAAGTCATTATCATAAGCATGAGACTGGACAGGGAAGCTAACCCTCAAACCGTTAGGTTCGCTGGTATCCTTTTCATGGAGCAAAGCAAATACTGGCTCCTCTTGCTCATTCTTATAAGCACTGTAGGTACGATGCTTGCCATTAAAGAAAGATTCAACGGTAAAGCTATCGTTATAAGCGAATGGAGACTTACTACCAAGACCCATACATCCAACAGCCTTATTACTGTCAGTCCGGTTGGACCGAAAGTAGGTGGTATACAGGTTCATGCAATCGTCATGCGAAAGACCTGTACCAAAATCCCGAATGCTAAAATGGGGTTCCATTGAATTAGGCAAGTGAACCTCGAAGGGGACATCAGGCTTGCCAGCGTCGATGTGTGAGTCGTAAGCGTTTGTGCTAAGCTCACGAACTACTGCCCTTATCTTGTTCGCGTACAGTCCATCCGAGAGAATGGAGAAGGCTTTTGCTGTAGCCTCAATCGTGTAGTTCGTTTCCTCGAACTTCTGCGACCTTTCAATTAGGTTAGCGTTCTTTTGCAGTTTCATTTCATCAACCCTCAACCAAAGAAAACGATTTTTTCAAACTCTCTAATCAATTTTAGCACAGGTTTGTGGGAAAGTCAAGAACTCTTTGGCCCGTTTGGCCTATTTTTTAAAAAGTTTTTCACCGGCCTAACTCCATAGTGACCAAGAAACCCACCTATTCTTGGCATATCAAGAGAGGTTCTGATATAGTTCTCTAATCTGGTTAACGGACATATCTCCCTAGTGAATGTAACTGTAAGGATAAAACTGTTGAGAGGCATCCATACTAACAACGGATACAGGAACGGTAAAACAAAAAAGGCAATAATATTTACCGTGATAACAAAGGAATGGAAAGCTACTAACGAATAAAGACACGTCTTCTTATAAAGGTCTTTTTTTCTACTTCCGGTTCTATCCTTGTAAAGCTCCTTCAGCATTTCAAGACTAGTTTTTAGTGAATCATTATCAGTACTTTGACCAATTTCATGCTCAAGTCTTGCTGTTAATTCTCTGGCGTCATCTGCATCCAGAAAATCATCCATTATTTCCATAATACTGTTGGCTTCTTCGACGCTTGTAGGCATTTGTAAACCTTTCTACCTTTTTGCTTCACGTTACTCGATTACTGCCCTACCTTTGAGAGTTTCCCAGTCCTTCTCTGGCCTAGCCATGAGATTAGTGTTCCAAGCTCCTTCTATTGTGTTGGCTTTTATACACAGAGTTTGTGCGAGATGCATTAACGCATTTATATCTTTTGGAAAACAGCTTCCTCCAAATCCATAGTGACCATCGGGACCGGGAACGGCCCAGTGTGTATTTCCTAGACGGTCATCGTGCAAGGCATATTCAGCTACCTTGTCGTAGTCTATATCTAGATTTTTGCAGATGGCGTACATTTCATTAGCGAATGAAACTTTAACCGCAAGAAATGAATTAGTAAGATACTTAACCATCTCTGCTATAGTGGAGTCGGTTTTTATGATATGGGCATTAGGAAAGATTTTTGAATAGAATTGTTTCAGCCTAGTTGTTGCTGGTCTAGGGCCACCTAAAATGACTCGACTAGTGTTGCGAAAATCTTCTTCAGCGTTTCTTTCAAGTAGAAACTCCGGGTTAAAAACTATTTGAGAATCTTGACATAGCTCTTGTAACGTCTTAGTAGTATTAGGAGGGACCGTGGATTTAATGGCAATTATGTTTCTTCTTCCGGTGCTACAGGCTTCTTGAACAACTTCTTTGACTATTGAGATATCGCAAGACCCATCTTCCCTCATTGGGGTTGGGACACAGACAAAAAGCAAATCGCAATCTCTGGACAGCCCATGCACGCTTTTATGTGTGGATAGATCTGTAAGCATTTTATCGTAAGTATACACCTTATAATGTTGAGCAAAGGCGCAACCCAATGCGCTTCCTACAAATCCCTGACCAATGATTCCCACGGTTTGAATGTTCATAGTTCCCCCGCCGCTTTCTCTATGTAGGAATGGGCAAAATCAGCATCCTCTTTTGAGAATGTAAGATGAGGTCTTAGTCTTATAGATTTCTTGCCACATTTTAGAACCAACATATTTTCGGATAGCAATTCCATCATTTTGTCTCGTTCTGATTCGTTAGACAAATCAAAGGCTATCATTAAGCCTCTGCCTCTGACGTTTGAAATGCCATCTACAATAACCAACTTTCCGAGGAGGTATTCACCTATAGTTTTTGCATTCTCTACAAGATTATTTTCTTCTATTGCATCTATGATATGGCAGAATCTAACCATGTCCACAATATTTCCTCCCCATGTAGAGTTAATTCTGGAGGAGACGGTGAATACGTTGTCGGGAACTTCATTGATTCTATTTGTGCAACAAAAGCCACACACCTGAGTCTTCTTACCAAAACAAATCATATCAGGCATTACGCCACTAAAATGTTTGTACCCCCACATTTTTCCTGTAAGTCCTAACCCGGTTTGAACTTCGTCAAATATTAACATTGCGTCATACTTATATGCCATTTTTCTAAGGTGCCGGAACGCCGCTCTGTTAAAGTGTATATCTCCTCCTTCACCTTGTATCGGCTCTATAATTATTGCCGCTACATCACCGTGCATTTTATGCTCTATATCAGACGGGTCATTAACAGGGGTCCAATTAAAGGATGGAAACCATCTGGTTTTATTAGGATCTGTATTTGTAATAGACATTGAATATCCGCTTCTTCCGTGAAAAGCATTGCTAAAATGTATAACATCAAGTTTATTGGCAAGAGCTTCATTTAGGCTGGGACTCATGTCTATTGTATATCCTAGTTTTTGCGCCTTCCAATCAAAAGCAGCTTTTAATGCATTTTCTACCGCTAGTGTCCCACCATCAACAAAAAAGTAGTGTCTAAAATCTCTTGTGATGTCCGCAAATTTTTCTACGAATTCAACATAGGGCTTTGAATACATGTCACTATTTGCCAACTTGTGCATAGCTACGCGCCCTAGTTCCTCTTGGGCGTTGATTAGAGCGGGATGATTCCAGCCTAGAGGTTGACTAGCAAATTGGGAATAACAGTCTAAATACTTCTTTCCATTTTCAGCATCTACTATCCAAGAACCTTGACTTTTATCTAGGTCAACAACAACATGAAAACCATCGGTCAGAATGTACTGAGACAAGGTATTTATAGCTTGAGAGTTAGACATTTTGTTGCTCCTCCAGCCTTCATAAATTCTGACATATCACACATGAATACACTATGGTTACCAAACGTATCGTCACAATCAACAGAAGGAGTGACGATGTTATTATCAATTTCTATACTGTTACATATAAATTGTTTAGCTTGAGATTCAGCCACGTTTAGTATGTCTAATGGCACCTGCGTAAATAGACATGTTTCTATCAATTTTTCTATGGCTCCTTCAATTGATTTATGAGAGAAGGCTTCTCTGTAATAAATGACCCTATCCTTCATATGGAAAAAACAGGTGTCTAAATGATAAAAATGTGGATCAACTAATTCACAGGAAACATATTCGACATTAAATACGTTTGCAATTATTGAATGAGCCTCTTTGCTTGTTCTAAAACCATATCCCATAAACAAAACATCGTTTATAAATATGGCGTCGGCTGCTCCTTCAAAAAAGATGTGTTTAGGAAGCTCTATGACCCTATACCCGTGATCTAGAAACCATTGCTTAAATAACGGGCTTTCTCCTTGACGCTCTTTATGTCTATTGTTAGACAATATCACAGTTTTACCATGCACAAAACCTGCGTTAGCAGTAAAGACCATGTCTGGATAATCTGAATGAGGATCTATATATTTGAGATACCCCCCGGACCTTATAAGCCTGTCGCACATCTTCAGCCATTGTAAATCTGCTTTCTTGTAATCAACATCCATACTTGCATCCATCCAAGCGTTAATTTCATAGTTAACGCCATAAAAGGTGGGTGGACATACAAGAATATTATTCATTTCAAGAGTTCATGCCTTGAGGAAAGTTAAGAGTATCTCCATGATTGACGGTCCAAGCAACTTCGTGAGTAACAGATCTAAAAGTACGAGCAGCGCTAGGTTGCCCATTTCCAGATTTCTTTACTCCTCCGAATCCAAGATGAGACTCAGCCGCAATACTACCACCATTCCAATAACCAAGACCAAAATCACATTCATTACGAACCCTTCTGGCAACTTTAAAGTTTTCGGTTACTACTCCAAGAGCTAATCCGTAATCAGTATCGTTATAAATATTAATAGCTTCTGAAACTCTATCATAGGGGATAATAGATACATGAGGCCCAAACACTTCATTCTTTAGGTACGGAGCATCTTTCCATTCGGTTTTATAAACCGTAGGAGTCATAAATAATCCGTCTTCAACAATTCTAACCCCGGCAAGCAGCACGTCTACGTCCTTGTCGTTAAATACAATGCTATTGAAGTGCATAACCTTGTCCAACCCCTGTCGATTTATCAGTGGACCGTAGAAAGTGTTTTCATTAAACGGATCGCCAGTCTTTAGCATTGCACTTCTAGCAGCAAATTCTTCTGCAAACTGGTGATATAAAGATCTATGAACAATTAGCCTACCGGCAGACACACATCTTTGTCCAGAAAGTTTATATGCACTAGCAAGACAAGCAGCCATAGCCATATCATAGTTGGCATCTTCGTGGATGATTACAGCAGACTTACTACCCATCTCACACGAACAAGACTTGTGCCAACTTTCAGCGCAAACTTTTCTGACGTGCATGCCCACATCGGCGCTTCCCGTAAAACATACATGGTCTACATCCTGATGAATCAACATATCTCCAACTTCGCCGTCACCGTGAAGTAGATTGAATACTCCCGGTGGAAATCCAGCTTCGTGATATAGTTCTGCCGTTAATTGTCCCACTAAAGGGGTATCTTCACTTGGTTTTAGTATGACAGTATTTCCCTCAACCAAAGCAGGTGCGGCACACCAAAAACCACCAATAGCAAAAGGAAAGTTAAAAGGAGCGACAATTGCGACCACACCCTTTGGTTTGCGAAGCATGTAAGCATCTTTTTCAGGTAGTTCTGACGCGATTGCTTCACCATAAGGCATCCTCCCTGTACTAAATGCATATTGTGCCATGTGTAGAGCTTCGTTCACTTCTGCAACAGACTCGTTGTATACCTTACCCGTTTCGATGCTGATCATTTTTGCAATTTCATCTTTTCTTTTTTCGATCAGGCTAGCTAGCTTGAGGAAATATTCGGCTCGTCGCACCCTGCCATACTCCCTCCACCCGTAAAAAGAATCTCTTGCAAAATGGTATGTGGAGTCAACTTCTGACTGAGTGGCTTGAGGAAAAGATCCTATAATTTCTTTTGTTGCTGGATTCTTGCTGTCAAACGCCGCCTGTTGGCTTCCTCCGGTCCATTGACCATTGACATAGTGTAATCCTTGAGTAATCGTATAAGTTCCCATTATAATCCTTTCGTGCTATTCATTAAGTCCTTAACTGACTTTTCACAGAATCCTTTAGATCCTCTTTCAATCAGTTCGATAATTATTCCACCTACGTATTCCAAGGGTTTAGTAAAAATTTGCCGAAGGTCGTCGTCTGGACATTCGATTACATCGTCTGTAAGAAACTCGACAATGCCTTGTTTCTTCCATTCATCAACAACAGCGTCTATATCTCTTACCTTATAAGCTATATGATGTATACCACCAATACCACCCCTAGCCTCAACCCAATCCCCGACAATTGAGCCGGGACTTCCGTCAGATATAAATATCTCCGGTCCTTCACGAACTAAAATAGATGGATTTATTGGTGGAAGGAGGACATAACATTCGGCCTTGGAGCCATCATCAAATTCTACATCAAATTCGGTTCCAAACTCGTAACCGAACATCGAATAAAAGAACTCTGCTGCCTCATGTCTACCTTTTACCCTGTAGGCAATATGATCTAGTTTCATGACACGATTTTCCTCCCGTATCTATCTCTGTCTGTAAGGTCATCTATTTCCTTCCACACGTCTTCCCACCCGTCTTCACTATCACTGTTGACTCTAGCAGCCTTATCGTCTATATAGAGAACTCCAGCAATCTTGCCCATAAATGCGTGGTGATATTTAACACCGTGATCCTTCAGCCACTTCACCCATTCTACATATCCACGTTCATATTGTCTATTTATGTTACCCTTTTCTCGATCTCCATATCTCGCTGTATATAGTACGATTTCATATCCCATGTCATACAGTTTATTTACTTGGTCGATACCGTGCTGTAAGGGGCCAGCATTCGCATATATACCACCGTGGTCTTTATCGGCTATAACTCCGTCGCAGTCTACTATTAATCTCTTTTCGCTTCCACCCATTGTCATATTAACTCTCCTTATATGAGTACCCCGCTGGGGAATCGAACCCTACCCCTCCATCCGACACATTCAGGGGATGAGCTTAGAAGGCTCATGTCGGCTGCAACAGGGCTTTAGTCCATAAATCCGAACACCTTTAATAATACCAATATACCAGTGATTGCTGCAACAAATGAAAACGATGTTCTCATCAATTCCATCTTATGATTATGAAGATCTAGCCATCTTTCAAATTTGCCTCTTTTGCCGTTAAGATCCATCTTCAAGAGCCTCTATAATACGACTCGTAGACACCATAGTGTCATTTGCAGTATCAAGAGCGAAGGGTTCACGATTGGAGGGGAAACCCTTTTGGTTAACAATAAACGATTCCCCCAAGGTAACATTCTCTCCACCCTCCAGATATTCATTAGTAGCCCTGCGTACAGCCCTCACGCAGGCATCAAAAGGAGTATTAGATTCCACTATTTCTTGCAGGGTTCCGGTCTCTACATAGTATTTAGGCATTATACGGTTACACTCTTGGCTAGGTTACGGGGGCGGTCAGGGTTAAGTCCTTTTTCAACAGCTACGTGATACGCAAGTAACTGTAGGACAACATTTGCTACAAGTGGCTGCATTGCCACACCGTGAATATCGCATGTTCGGAAAGTCCAGTCTGCAACTTCTTTTACTCTGTCATAGTTTACAGGACTAACAACAGCAAACACTTTTCCGTTTCTGGATTTAACCTCTCTCATGTTAGAAATAATTGTGTCTATGTCGAAAGAGCCGGTAACAGTAAATATGCTTGGAGTCTTTTCATCCACCAAGGCGATGGGTCCATGCTTCATTTCTGCTGCTGGCATACCCTCTGCGTGAATGTAACTAACTTCCTTTAACTTAAGTGCGCCCTCTAAGGCTATTGGGTAGTCCCAATGTCTACCTAAGAATAGAGCGTTGTCATACTGGGCTATCATCTTTGCAATAGTCGCTACGGTTTGTTCACGATCAAGCACATGCTTAATTCCTTCGGCTAGGGCGTCTTGGTAGTCTAACACTTTAAGTTCGTTTTCTTCAGATTCAGATGACCAGTGCCAAGCAAGCTCCCATAGCGCATAACAGGTTAGAGTAAAGGTTTTAGTAGCGGCAACTCCTCGTTCAATGTTTGCGCCAATATCAATTGTGTGAAAGAAAGAATTTCCTAGGTGGGAATTAATATTGTTTGTAACTACAAAAACGCTGTCTGACTTAGCATCACGGGATGCACGAATAATATCTTTAGTTTCTCCGCTTTGGCTTATGTAGATGTCGGTTGCGTTTGGGTCTTTAAGAGTGAGATTGAAGGCTTCACTTCCATAAGTTACGGTAGTGGGAATCCTTGCAATCGTCTCAAACCAAACCTTTGCCCACATAGCTGCATAGTAGCTACTTCCACACCCAATCAGGTTTAATCTCTCTGGCCGAAACGGAGGATGGTACATAGGATAATTACCCATATCCTCCATAAGAGAGTATTGTTCTTTAATCTCTTGCAGCATGAAGTGAGGCTCAGATAATTTATGTTCCTGTTGCTCTGGCACTGTTTCTATCTTCGCAGATGAGCTAAACGGTTTCACACTAGATATTATCCCCTTGGAAGATAAGCACACCACAGAGTTCTTAATTCTTCGAGCCTCTTTCGCCTTGCCCGATATCGCATACGAATCGCTGCTAACGTGTCCATTATCTGTAACTAACAGTGACTTAGAGCCTTTGGTGGCACAGAAAATATAATCTGGCAGGCTTGAGAAGGACACTAGGAATGCATTATCACCTTCTAGTTTTTGTGTTACTGCATTGACCGTGAGAAGATAGTCTTCTGGTGTTAGTGGGACTTGTTCTCGCAGGGGTTCTGTAAAACGGTCTGGGCTTTTGACGGTCATCCAGTGTTTGGTAAGGCGTAGTTTTAATTGCTGAACTATATACTGCGTATCCAACATATCAGATGGAGAATTATCTACCGTACCATTGTGAACAACAAATATAGTTTCTTGTTCGTCATACTGTGGATGAGCATTTTCTTTTGTGACCTCGCCATGAGTTGCCCATCTGGTATGACCTATTGCAGAAGTATAGCCCCTTAGTGCATGGGAATAGCCATTGAGATTTGTATTTCTAGATACCAGCCCAACATCTTTGTAGAGAAATTTGGAATCATTTTTGAAGGCACAGAATCCATAGCTATCATAGCCACGGTATTCCATTCGCCTCATGCCTGTGATTACTGTGTCTATAGTATCTGTTCCAATACATCCTATTATTCCACACATACAACCTCTCCAATTTTATTCGACCACCAAATGTCACCTACTCCGATAGCAGACAATACGGTTTGACAATCTTTACAAGGCTTGGCGTTTCTTAAAACACAATCTCTAGACACTCTGAGAGAAACCAAGCTGAACGAATTATCTATCTGGGATTTTCCCCACACCTTTTGTACCGCATTGATCTCAGCGTGAATGTAGGGATATTTAATGCGGCGTTTTGTATTAAATCTTTTCGCAAAGTATAATGCTTTAGCGCACGGCTTATCTGCATAGTTCTGGCCAATAGAAATAAGCCTGTTCTTTTTCCACAGAAAAGCAAAATGAAAAGCCTTACAGCTTTGTGTATTCTCATATCGCTCAGGAAAAAGTTGACAGGCTATTTGGACAGACTTATCAATGTTCTTCTGATTTATCATTTTTAGGATTCCTATAGGGGGTTAGTCTTTCTCTAGCCTCCCACTGAATTTTCTCAATCTCTTTCTCTATTCTTTTTGATTCTCTTAGCTCACCTCTTTTTCTTACGACTTTCTCTTTAGCTCTCGTTTCTCGCTTCTTTTTTTTCTGTAGCTTCTTTCGTTCCTTAGACATCAACCTGAACCTCCCAACTCTAATTCAAACGGATCACTTGGATCATTATGCTGTTTTAACTCTCTGTCTTTGTGGTCATAATCCCTAGCATGTGTAACTAATTCGCTGCTGCTCTGTATTTTATTCCCACCAAGATTCCATCTCAGCCCGATGCCATATCTTTTACAGAACTTTACTTCTGGAACATTATCAGAGACTCTATCTCCCCCGTTTCCGAAGTAGCATGGGCGTAGTTGGTCTAAAGCCTCACATACAGTACCGTCAGAGTCATCAACCTCAATAACATGGTGAACGTCACTAAATGCCTCTAAGATTGCCTTTCTTTCTTCAAAGGGCATAAACACATATCCCTTTTTTTGTTGTAGCCATGCGTCACTGTTCAGAATAACAATAACACTGCCTTCTTGTGCAGCGCCTTTAATCATATTCAAATGACCGATGTGTACGGGATCAAACCCGCCACTAATCGCTATAGTTTTATTCATACTTTCTCCCAATGTAAAATGGAGGCGGCGGGAATCGAACCCGCGTCCTGTATAGCTTAAACAATAACTTCTACATGGTTAGTCTGTTGTTATCGCACAGCAGACAAAACTAGATGGATTGACCATCATCAGACCATTATGGTCATCAGGCGTTATTTTTGGGTTAGCCATCCCTATCCGATTATCGGAGTCAGCACAATTGGATAAAAAGGTTTGTGCAACCCCTGACTACTCTAGGCAGCCAACGCGAATTGCTTTTCGGCAATTACTTTTTGGTCAGCTTTTATAGTGGCCAACTGACCAACCACTCCATGCAACTATTATCTCCACTACCAGTCGAAGCCAATCGCCCCCTTATTGTTAAACACTTATGTCATTTCCGCCACAGTTGTAATAAACGGCGGAAGTCCCGCCCCTAAAGCTAATGCCACATCTATCTCTTCGACACTATCAACTATATTCTCGTCAAGGAGCATTCTGGCCTCATTAAGCATGGGAGAGACAAGCCTGTCTGCAATTACATGAGATGATTCCCTAGTCTCTCCCGGCACAGAGAATCTACCAGCTTTTTTACCTGATATGACATCGTAGCTATAAAATCCTCTATGCGACTTTCTTCCGAAGTCTTTATTTTTGTATAGTTGATGGCATACGCTATTATCAGAAACAGTTATATGATCGTATGCTTCTGCTATGCTTTGAGACCCGTGGTAGATAACATCAAGGCCAACAAGATCACAGAGTTCTGCTGGACCCATAGGCCATCCATGATTTCTCATAACCGTATCTATATGAGAATAGTCATGGCCTTCTGAGACCATCTTATCAAACTCAATCAAATATGGCATCAACATACGATTGACTACAAATCCACTACAGTCATTGCAAATCAGTGGTATTTTTCCCATGGCTAAGGATGTCTTACATAGAATAGCTATAGTTTCTTCTGAGGTAGATGGTCCTGAAACTACCTCAACGAGAGGCATTTTAGAGACAGGATTAAAGAAGTGCATTCCTCCAAAATTGCTTCTGGATGATATGTCTTCTACTTTAAATGTTGAAGTGTTTGTAGCAACGAACTGATCTACACACTTGGAGACAACTTCTCTCTTTAATGAGAGAACCTCTGGAACTGCCTCTATAACGAGATCGGAAGATTCAATCGCCTCTGACAGATCGGTTGTGGTTCTGATTAATGGAATATCTTTAGCCAACTTAAATTGGCCGACATCTATATCATATAGGTTGACGTTAATGGATGCTTTGTTAGCCAAAGCAAAAGCAATACCCATTCCCATAGCACCTGCTCCAAGAACAGCAACAGTTTTTGGGGTATCCGTATTGGCTGACCGCATTGTCGCCTTGGATATAAGGCTTGAATAAAATTCGCTATTGTTCTTTGACATTTTAAATCCTGCTAATCTTAATCGTGGTGTTTTTACTGAGACATCTTTCCAACAGATTAAGTACCCCCGGATAGAGTCGAACTATCGTTACCGCTTTATAAGAACGGCGTTCTAACCATTGAACTACGGGGGCATTTATTACGCCTTTTCTATTCGACGTATTATGTTCCGTAGCTCATCGGTTGTCATTATTACACTCTGTTTGCTTATAACTTTCGTATCGTCAAACCATGTCTGAACAAAAGACACTTCTTTATTTCCTTCAGAGATAAAAGCCTTTGTCTCCCAATGGAAACTGCCCATGCCTTCATCACACTTATATATTAACCGTCCCATGAAGCTCGCCTTGTGTTGCTAGACTGCATTGATTAGCTCTTTCCAACAAAGCGTTCTGTGCATCTTCCCTTTTCCCTTCGGCCCAAAGTCTTAAAGAGTTTTGTTGTAATTCTCTGCCAAATGAAAATGATGTGTACCAAGGAAGAGAAATACATCCATTTATAGCATTAAGATTTTCCACAGCCATTCCGTCAATTTGACCACCACTTAAAAAAGCAATCATGGGTACTGCTGCTGGAACTGCTCGTCTAAGAGAGCTAACTGTTAGTTCAGCTACTTCATCACTGCTAATGCTGCTAGCATACTTATATCCATGTAAAATCATATTTGGCTTTAGAATCATATACTCCAGTTCAACCTTCTCGTAGAACATAGCATCGAACACATGATGTAAAACTCTTTCAGTTATTCTGATAGAATCATATATTGTGTGTGTGCCATCCATAATAACTTCTGGTTCTACAATGGGAACCATGTTTTCAAGTTGGCACTTTTTAGCATATCTCGCAAGATGCCAAGCGTTTGCAAGGATGCAAGAACCGCTATCACCAATATTAATAACAGCACGCCACTTAGCGAATTCGGCCCCCAAGTCTTTATAGTCTCTGAGTCTTTCTGTGAGTCCATCTAACCCCTCCGTTAAGAACCCGCCATCCGTATAGGGTTTCGCTCCCTTGTCCACCTTGATACCTAAAGCTATCCCCTTTTCTCTAAGAGGGGCGACAGTAGGCTCACCATCAACGGCGCTTCGCAGGGTTTCGTCATACAGGATAACACCACTGATGTAGTCTTCTAATCCGTCAGTGGAAAATAACGTGTGCCTGTAGTTGTGTCTCGTACTCGGTGTAGAATCTATCCCAACCGAGCTTAACCTTTTTTCAATCGTTGGGATGCTTTCATCTGCTGCCAAAATACCCTTACCGTATTCGGCCAGTTTGTCTATAGTGTTTTGCATTAGTAGTGAACCCTATTTGTTCTGACGAAAGTTGCACACCTTGGGAAGTCTTTGAGAGAGTTTGCTCCTACATAGGCACAAGCACTTCTTAGGCCCCCCGTAACCTCCTGAATGACACCCATGACCGGACCTTTATAGACTACTGATTCAGATTTACCTTCCGAAGTTCTGTAGGTTCCAACTCCACCATTATGAGCATCCATAGCCTCCTCGCTAGACATCCCATAAAAGCGTAAAGATTTCTTCACTCTTTTACCACTTACAGTGTATCCACCTTTGTCATTCTTAAGAATTTCAGATTCTTCTTCCCATTTTCCCTCACACTCGTCTGTCCCTGCCAACATGCCCCCCAGCATAACGAAATCGGCCCCGGCAGCGAATGCCTTGACAACATCTCCCGAAGTTCTGCATCCTCCGTCTGCGCAAATATGTCCTCCTAAACCATGCGCAGCATCCGCACACTCTATTATGGCCGACAACTGAGGATAACCGCAACCCGTTACCATTCTTGTTGTGCATACGCTTCCCGGTCCTATTCCTATTTTGACTATATCGGCCTTACCACTGATAAGCAACTCACTCACCATCTCTGGCGTACACACATTACCTGCCATGATGATAGTGTCAGGAAACATATTTCTTATGCGTTTAACATGGTCAACAAACACCTTTTGATAACCGTTTGCCACATCAATACATATCTTATGTATTCCTAGACCACCCTCGTCTAAACGAGGAAGCTCATCGTTAACATCTATTAATTTTTCGACATCTTCCTGTTTAATGCCCAGTGTATAAAAAGTATCCAATCTGGGTGCTTCAGCAAAGAAGTTTACTAGCTCGTCTACGCTGTAGTATTTATGTAAACAGGTTAGCATCCCATTCGGACTCAACTGTTCAGACATAGCCATAGTCCCTACCGTGTCCATGTTAGCGGCTACAATAGGAACAACAGCCTCTTTAACTGGAGCGTGAAGATAATCATACACCTTCTGTATATCAACCCCAGACCGACTACTAAGGGTGGATCTTTTCGGTCTGATAAGAACATCGTCAAAATCCAGTTTAATTCCGTCTTCAAACTTCAACTGATCCACCTCAAAAATAAAAAAACAGGCGGGTGTATGTTTCACTACCACTTTAATCGTGGAGGTTTGATGGTTCCTCCCTCACGCACCTGTGTAACACCTACACCATCTTCGGTGCTGTTAAATTAAACGTCAAGAACTTGGCGAATCTTACCGCGAAGAACCTGATAGTTTCCACGGTTAGACTTTGCTTGAGTAGCACTTGACACATTTGTCGTAAAGGTACTCGTCAGACCCAACTTGGTAGCGGCTTGCTTCTTTCCCCTACAGGTGGAAGCATACGTTCCCTTACCAGTTGAGCGACAAACAGCAGTCATCGGGTCAAACTTCTTACCGCGAGTCTTACCATTCCTAGCAGTACCAACAATAGTCTTACCTTCCAGACCCCACTTGTACGCACCTGTTGTCTGTGAAAGCGCAATCAAAAACTGTGTCTCTGTCATTCCGAACTCTCCTTCTCGTTAAACTCTTCCTCACATTCTTCGAGATGCCTACGCAGCATCTCTAATTGTTTATTCAGGTCGGTAACTTTCACCTTAATCTGTTCGACATAAGCCTTTGCCATCTCCTCTTTTGTTGGCATGTTCTTCTCCTTATAGTGGTCGGGCCGAGATATTATAGGAATAACTCAATATTTTTTCACAATTTTCGGACTGGTAGAAACCCTGTTGGTCTTAGACACTTCAACAAAGAACGAATCTGTTATAGAGAAACCGGGAACCACCTTATCAGTGCTGTTGTAAAATTTAACCCAGATGTTAACTCGCCATTTGTTATCCCATAGATGTCTTGCTACAATATTGTGAAAGCCCGGTGGCTTTCCCAGTCTTTTTAAGACCTTATGCTCGATAGCTTCTTTTAATTCTTCTGATGGTGGACCCATAGGATCGACCTTTTGATGCATTGGTTGTTTTTGTTTTACTGGACGTTTTTCTAAACCCATCATGGTTATTTCCTTATTTAGCTTTGTAGTCCTTCAAAAATTTTCCTATTTCAATTTGTGAAAGCACGGTCACAATTTTTGCGCACTCCATTGGTTTTAGAGTAATAGAACTATGGGCGACCACTGTCGGTCCACGGTATACACCTTGAGTCAAGACTAAATTGGCTCCTTTTTCGCTACCTAGATAGGCTAGGGTTTCTATGTCCAATTCACCCTCTTTCTCTTTTAATTCGTATATAAGCATCAAAAATCCTCGAAACTTTATGGTCGGCTACGTATGCTCTCCCTATAATTATACCACGATTTCGTCGCCGGTAAAGAAGTTTTTTAGCGATTTTTGCTCTCTGAGCTTAAGTATAGCCCTTCTTATACCTTCATTAACTGCCTGTTTACTTACACCTTGCATTTTTGCAATTTCTGAACAATTATAACCCTGAATATAATATTTTCTCAAGTAACCCTGTAGCTTTACTGAGTTACATTTGTGACTTACAATATATTCTGAAAATTCGTCACTACCGTTTCCAAACTGATTCTCTTTTGATGGGATAGTTTCAGATAAATCAACATACTCCCCGCTTATTTTAGTTGGCACGCTCAAAGATGTAATTTTCTTATCAGCTTGTTTTTTGAGCTTGTTAGCCCAAGACACTAACGCCCATCTTCCAGCGTTCACTCTGTAGGTTGACCTTTTTGCTCCCTTTGTTGGATCATATTTCCAATCTGCTCTCATCATCCAGTAGGACACAAATGCGATACATTCATCGTCGTTTTGCCAATGCATTTGTCCCCATTTTCCAATTACCCTCCTAGCCTCGTACCAATAGTCATCCAAAGTTTTATTTTTCGTCATGATAATTTCCTCGGTCAATAGAAAAGTGAAACCAAACCGGGTTAGTGTAGAAAAGACAGTTTTATATCACTTAGAACCTCTAACAACAGACTGTTGTTCTGCTGGGTTACAGTCTAAATGTGAAAATATAATTACGTCCTCTTCATGAACGTTTGCTGACACATCTTTAACCTCAATATCTTCAGTATCAACCCAGCCATTGCAAAATCTACAAAAAACCTCAAACGTCATAACTAATCTCCTTTATTCTCATATTTCGTATTTCATAAGGATAGACTTTTGACTTACTTGATCGCAACACAATTTTTCACCGAGAGATACGCTTTTTCTAATCTGTAAGTCAGTTGGATGCCTTCCCGTAATCTTACATCTTAAATTCTCACAAGACACATCTGCTATTCGTGCAGTTAGCAGGTTAGCCTTAGCAAAAGCATAACACACCGTTGCCATCATGGTCGTAAGATTCTGAATCTTTCTGGACAATATAGACATCCTGCATTGTCTATCAGCTAATCGTAGTTGATGCTTTCGCATTAATGCACTAATCTCCCGACCAGACTTTTGCAACCCATTGATTGCAAAGTTCGCGTGCTTAACTAGATCTTCATTAAATCCTATAGGTCTAATACCACTCTTGGGTAGGAACACTTCCCTTATCATCCAGTTGAGGTATGGAGTAAAAGTCTTGTGATTTCTGATTACATCCATAGGGGATGGACTTTTCTTTCCAAGATTAGACATCAGTTGTCCGACAGGTTCAAAAAAGGTTTTGCCGTGTTCTTTAACTAGGCTCTTGAAGAAAGCCATGTTCAACATATCCCCTTCGCCCTCATAGATAAGTGGAGCCAAGAGATCATGAATATTATCACCGATTATATGTCCACCCAAGAACGACCTCCCCCCATGAGTTTTCATACATAGATCAATTGCAGCCTCCTTCTGACATTCAGAACCAAAAGTCTTTGCTATTATGCATTCTAGCTCACCCCTGTAGCCCTTATCAATCAATCCTGAACACCAAGCTACCAGAGCATCTGATGAAAGAATATAGCCAGCCAGCCTACCAATACGCTCTTGTACCAGTTCTCTGTGCATAATTGGTTGACCATATGTTTGTCGATACTGACCCCAAGGAATCATAGAGGCCAGCATTGTCTTCATACAACCAGACGCATTTGCACATAGGGAAATCCTGCCTAAGTTTAGCCCATGATAGGCTACGGTTAGCCCGTCTCCTTTGTGCAACCGGATTAGGTTTTCCTTTGGTACACGATGGTTCGTGAAGATTAAAGAGTTATTATTTAACCTAGTCAATGCGTGGATTTTATAGTGACCAATCTTGAATGTATCGGTATCTCCACTAGGAACCTCTACTAGTAATACTTGAGGCTTATTCTCTATGAGACATACAACAGAAACAAGTCCACCGTAATGAACATTTGTAATGAACAGTTTAGTGCCATTCAAAACATAATCGTCGCCATCTATTTTAGCACACGTCTTCAACGCTGTCAAGTCCGATCCGGCACAAGGCTCGGTCAGAGCAAAAGCAGACAAAAAGGTTCCGTCAGATAGTCCCGGTAAATACTTCTCCTTTTGATACTCATTTCCAAATGTTCTAATGGGATCTACAGAACCTATACAACCATGAATTGAACACATGCCAGCAATACTGGGTTCAATACTTGCCATCTTCGTCAGGAACGATGAAAACTCAGAGAAAGACAGGGCTGGCTTATCTGGTAATGGAACCAGTAAGCCGTAATAGCCACTGTTAGCCAATGCTTGAATCACCTCTCTGCTTAACTTGTCTTCGCATGTATACAGCATATCGTCTGCCTTGAACTTTTTTACAATATCAAGACAGTTATCCAGCATAACAGAATTAGGTCTGTAGAAATCAAACTCAAAGAAGTCTCTGGTGGGGAACTCCCGGTCCCATACAGCTTTATATGCTGGACTGTTCTTGGTTTGGTGCTTATCATCAAACAGTTCCTCTACCTGATCGTCTGCCATGTCTACCTTTCCTATACTGGTAGACTCTGCTGCGGTCTTGCCGCTTAACTCCATAGCAGTTTCAGCAAAAGACTTACTCATTGTCCTCCCTCGTTTTCCCACCCGTCGTCTACGTCGGGATTTAGATTTGTTACTTGCCAGCAGCCATAAACGCATCGACCATCATACCAATCAATCTTGTAGGCATCATTTATGACTCCATTCACTACGGCATAAACATGCTTCACTGTTTTACAGATATAAACCCCTTTTGGAAACTTAATAGCAAACCGCTCAGGACTCATTCTTTTTTGTCCTTTAACGAGGGAAAAGGATCGCCAAATAAACTCATGTCCCAACGCACAATCATCAGAGCGTTTCTTGGGAAAGAAAAACGATTTTCTACACTTACGACCACGACCCTTAAGGAAATTGTGAGCTACATTATAACCTCTATCAGTAGAGATGGCTAAAGCCCTTACGGTACAATCATTTCTTTCATTGGGCTGGATATATTTACGTCCAGCGTCGTTATAAATATGTTGTAGAGCTTCCGTCATGCTAATCTCTATTGGCTGTTAGCACAAAAACATCCATGTAATTTTCTTCGATCCCCTCGACATCTCTTGCAATACGATTGCCGTCGTGCCATAGTTCTCTATCATCTATAACAACAACCTGACCGGGCTTCATTACAAAAGACCAGAATGGGTGACTGTCTTTATCGTTAAGAACCAGTAATTCACCACCACATATATTACGCCTGTCAATGGAGAAGATTCCAATGCAATCAAAACCGTCTTGATGTGGACCCTCTGGAGATAGTTCAGCAGCAGGCATACTTTTAGGCACAGTGACTCTCATCTGATGAACATCTATTTCTTCTAGACTTAGTTCGCCAGCGTGTCTGAATAGCCCCAACATCTTTCTAAAGCATGTACTATTTACTACTGAATCTTCAATTGGCTCAAAATCTCTAAGCACATCGCCTTGATACTTATTGTAGTCGGATGATTGAACAAATGTGGACTCACCCACTGGCGTACCAAGAAAATCAATTACTGAATAACGCCTGAGTCTAAATTCACTATCCGCATGACCCGTGTGCGGTAGATCGTTAAACGATGGCTGCACTTCCTTGATTAATTCTTTGTCTAGTCTGTCTAAGATCAGTTTATGCATCTCTTACTCCTTCAAGCTCTTCATAGGTGTTAACTTGTCTAACAAGTAAACATAGTAACATTCGTGACACGCTCCGCACCCGCACAGAGGTCTACCTTTCTTTACTTCTTTCATCCTGTCACGGATGAAGTTATTAGTGAGGGCGATAGACCTAAAGTAACCAACCATGTGTTCTTCTTTAAGTTGCTTCATCCTCTTTCTCCATTAAGAAACTTCTGCACTAATTCCCTGCATTCATCGCTCCTAACCAGTGGGATAAAAGCCTTACGCTCCATTTCCAACGATTCATCCCTATTCATAGTCCTAGTTTTATTTAATACCTCCAAGGCTTTGTATGGAGAGGGGTACTTGTTAGGATCACCAAACATCTTCTTCTGCTTATTGCCAATGGTACGCTTAACTATTGGATAAGTCACACTGGCTCTAAGTTTGCTCATTCTAGTAGGACCAACCTTCTTGTTCCTGATAGTAGCCCACTTCAACATATCTTTATCACTGAGATCGTAGATAAGTTCATAGGCCGCATCCAACGCCTTGGGATACTCTACTATACCATCGACCAGACCAATTTTCAATGCCTCTTTTTGTTTTACATTCCTGCCCGTACAAATAAGTTCAATGGCCTTTGTAGGGTAGATCATTCGAGGTAATCTGGTAGTTCCACCCCATGATGGCAGTATACCTAGCTTAACCTCTGGTAGTGCCAGCTTGGTAAGTTGCATGGTGGTATACTCTGGGTCTTCGGGAATAGGATCTTTGACTAAAAGTCTAGTCGTACAGGCTAAAGCTAGTTCTAACCCACCACCCATCGTCGTCCCCTTGATTATCGAGCAGGTAGGTATAGGTAAGTCTTCAATCCTGTTGAATAAATCTTGCCCATCTTTTAAGAATCCGTTTATTGTTTCATCAGGTGCATCATGTGCCGTGACAAAAATTTTGATGTTTGCGCCCACTATAAATGTTGACTTGTTGCTACTGAATACAACACCCTTGTAATTTCCTTTTTCGACCACACTAATTAGCGTCCCTAATTCTTCGAGAGTTTGAGTGTCGATAAAGTTGTAGGGTCTTTTCATATGGTCGAAGATGATGTGGTAGATTCCTTTATGGGTGTACGACTTAAAGTTCTCTAACACATTACCATTAAGCATCATCATGTTAATCTCCCATAAACCAGTCCTGCCAATCGGCAGTTAGTGAAAAGATACCCACTACTACTATCGCTGCTATCATCCAGTTAGGCAGGTCTATAAGTTCTTGTAGCATTAGCCTTCTTCCTTTATGGACGGTTATCATCAGCGCCTTGCATTTCATTATAATCTTCATCTGAGAATCCTATCCGTGGACATTCAACATGAGCATACTTTTCTCGAATCTGCTTGACAAAAACTAGAGCGTCCTTAAGAGCTACAACAGCCTTCCTTGTAGGCGTAGTAGCTTTTTCGTATGCTTCTACTGTGGTGCTTTCATTAGGTGCAATTTCTTGCAGAGCCTCACAGATTAGTTTGTCAATAGACTTCAGCGTAATCTTGGTATCATAAGCATCAACGCTCATCTTCAATCTCCTTTTCCATCTCCCTAAATCTATTTACCAAATTCAACCCTTCAGCATGTGCAGCATCATCAAAAACAAAATCTATCCCCGGTTTAGGTGCTATCGGACAGTCAACTAAAGTATGTTCCGTACTTGCACACCATGTACACATTGGAGTGTCACTCATCTTCAACCCCTCCCAACATCACTATCACTAGGAATAGTAACATCATGAATCCATCCAGAAATATCCTCAGACTCCTTCCTTCCAAGAGGTCTTGTAATCCAATAGACTACTTCACTCAATGGATGTGCGAACATATTATGCACAAACCAATTCTTGTATAGTTTACCCATCCTTATCTCCCCACTTATCGACCATTCGTTGTGCGATAGCTTTTGTGTCATACCACTCTATCATGTTGTTGAGCCTGTATGACACATCAGCAAGCTCATCCTGTATCTTATCATGATAGTCTTTATGTGGCTTATTAGACTGCTTAACTAACTCAACGGCGAGTTCAAGTAGCTCCTCGGCTAACTTATTAGCGTCGTGCTTCCAGTCTTCATTCTTGTGCATCCTTGGACTCCTGATTAGCACACTCATTTTGATCTTGATTAATCTGCAAAGCATCTGTCATTTCAGCACTAGTGTAAGCGTGGACAACATGATCTGCGTCTTGAATCACTCTTATAACATCCCAAGTAGAGGCCCCGATGGACTTACATATTGATTTGAAATTTTCAGATTCAACATTCCACATATCTAGCTTATCTGCTTCGTGAATAAGCCTAGCAAACTGCCCGTATAAAATAGAGAGTCCATTAAGCATATCTTTTTGTTGTTCTTCATTACTCATTGTTCATCTCCTTGTACCCATCTTCATGCCTAAACAACCTCAAGTCAGGGTGACTCTTAGTATCAGGTTTAATATCTTCTTCATTATAACCCATAAGACCGAAGTAAGTGTGCCAGTCTTCATGGAACCCTTCTTCGTTTACCTCGTATCCTTCTATGATATACTGATAAGCCATTTCCACTAACTGATCCTGATCCATAGACTCAACAACATACTCAGCCAACTCCACCATCTTTTCGTTACTATATTCAGCCATTATTATCTCCTAGTAGTTCATTGACATATCGTGGTCAAGGTAGTCCTCATAATCATCCAACTTATGGTAAAACTCGGACCATTCTTCCGAAGTTAAATCAACAGGGTCTTCTTGGTTAACATCATCATTGTAATCAATCGGTTCCATCTTCAAATCTCCTGTTTGCTTCTTCCTCACTGTCAAAAGGCCCGACCACTCCCTTATGATCCCAGATGTACCATCCCGGTCCATCATAACCAGTAGTTCCAGATTCAGGATAGCCACCGTGATAAAATCGTGGGTCTTGGTCGAGATATATTATCATGCTACCACTCTACACTCCAGACACTTAGCGAGCTTATATGCATAAAGCTCGGCTTGCGCCCTGTCACCAGTTTCATAGCTCAGGTTGAACTGCTTATGAGTCCTGAGCTTCGGGTTATCATCAGGGTTCTCACTATGGAGTACCGTTGTGAAGTAGTATTTTCCGTTACTGTCAAACCTACGAACAACCTTAACGTACCTATCAACATTAGACTTAGCCATTAGAAAACTCCTCCGTAATAATTTGCATACATTCGTTCAAGTTTCTAGCCGGGGCTTCAACAAACAGGTTGTTGCTATATAAACTATAGCTATACCTTACATCCCCATCCCGGTAATCCTGCTTTTCAACTACTACGTTGAATTTCTTACCAAATTCCTGTACGTCCTTAAGCCTCATTGTTTATATCCTCTGCAATTTCGCGGTCAACTTGAAAACTACCATCAACATAGCTACTCCTGCTAGGCAAAGGAAATCCCTCATCCTCCACCTTTTCAATCGCAGCATCGAGGCTACTAGCCGCAACCTCAATAGTTCCATAAACTTCCCAACTACAGGGAATCTCATACCATTGTAGGTTATGTAGGTTACTCATCTTCAATCTCCAATCTTTTACCATTATTATCAACTGTTATCCAGCCGCATCCTTCGCATAAGACATTAGCTGCCATACCTCTCAAGTATTGTTCTTTTGACACGATGTAGGCAAAGTCACGGAAATCTTCATCAAAATGTTTCTCACTACACTCCTTACAAAAATCAGCCATCTTCCTTCTCCACGGTTACACAATAGTTGCCTACCTGATATGTACCAAGGAATTCTCCTGTCCTTGGGGTACTCCCACAAGAGCGTCCTTGTTCATCAAACAGAATGCCATGAGTCCAAGCTGACGACTCAGCAGAAACTACTTGCACTACCATAAAGTGCTTATCAAGAAAGTGAACTTCCTCCTCAAATAAAATCGGATCATTTTCGTCATGCTCAGGTGATGCCTTACACCATCTCTTTACTTGATCGGCCAATGGGGGATCAACTGTCATTACTTCATAGTTAAGTGTTTCACTCATCTTCAATTCTCCTTGTGCCTACCAATACATTTAACCCTGCTTCATCCAGACGCTTCTGCACTTCGTACACCAATGTCTCGACGCCAACAATAGGTACAACCATATAGTCTTTACCGTCAATTTGCAACATCGTTTTACTCATCTTCAATGTCCTCTCTACAAAAATCACCATTTGCCATCTTATTAAATCTCTTTACCATCTTTAACCCTTCAACAATGTTAGCATCAATCGTGTCTGCGAGTTCAGGTGCTATTGGACAGTCGGATAAACTATGTCCCGTATCTCCACACCATGCACACATTGGAGCGTTACTCATCTTAAACCTCCTCAATCAAAAAGGGAAACGCTTTCTCTAAGTCAACCTTGGTTTGCAGGGTAGCCTCATAGAGTTCAGCTTCCGCTTGAATGCGGTTGCCCCAATTTTCTTCCTCATCCATCAGCTTGTTAGCCGCCTTAACATCCATGTAGGCGTAAGTAATAGCTTCCACCTGTTCGCTTGTAAGTTCATCACTCATCTTCAATATCTCCCACAATGTTTTTAATAGCGTCCCAGTCAATATCTTCTTCTATCTTTTCAACCTTCCTAGGTGCGGGTTTATCAAACTTATTTTTCCTCCTCCTTCTCTTGAACTTAGGAGCAGCCAGTCTGATCTTGTATGGTCGTCTTATTATGACATCTACAATTGGGCTAGGGTATTCATCCCCAGTAATTCTAATAGTGGAAGTTGACCCAAATAAACCTCCCGGCCAACAATGGACTATATCCATCTCTAATCCATCCACCCCTTCAAATATACCGTTAACCTTCCACTCCCCCTTCATGGTATCCATACTGACCTTCACACCATCTTTGTTAACCCAGTATGAACCCTTGCTTACCTTAATAACATCTCCAACTACGATCTGAATTCTAGGACTGAGTTGGTAATGTTCCAACACTTTTCGTTTCTCAATGTATCCCCAACCATGAGGATTGTCTGCTGTAGGTGGTACTGGCATTGTTTTATCCACAATCTGAACGTGGTGATAAGTAAGGGTTAGTGCCTTCAGTCATCCATCTGATTAATTCCTCGGATATAATCATCTCCTCTGCTTTCTCTAGTTTTTCTGTATTTTTCTCCAGATTAGTCATAGGAGGATTGTCTTTTTTCTCTTTATCATTCATAATAACACCATATAGAACATGAAACAGGTCGGACAATATAGTTTACACCATATTATACCACGTTCTCACACAATAAGTGTAATATGCGCCCAGAAGCGTGTTATATTGCTGTTTCATTGTGGGTTTTATACCCAATAGGGGTTTAGGTCAAATGCTAACTCGGTCCATACATACATTATATCGGCATTTCAGTCCCTTGTCAATGAGTTTTTGTCTGGATCGCGCGGGATTTTTTGGAAAAAATTGCTGCACAATCAACTTTAAGGGTTGACATAGAGATATCCGCAGGTATACTAGGGGGATGGTGGTGTAAGATGTAAGAAAAAGACAATTCAGGGGGGAAATAAACGATTTCTTCTTGACCGGGGTTTCATTACTCTCTAATATAACAATGGAGGTCAGCGCTCATGTACAAATTATGGTTAGTGGACACGAATGGTAATATACGTAATGCAGGTAAGATAAACTGCTCAGATGGAGAAATTGCTGAAGAAGAAGCCTACAGGAGAGCAAATTACATGTCTGCGGTGTATGGGATCGATATAATTAACGTGATATGTCAGAAGGTTTCTTTTTAAGGAGAATACTATGTTGAGGAATCTGATTTTGGGGGCTATTGTATTATGTTCCCCCGCCCTTGCTGGTGCTGGTGAGTGGGTTTTGGTAGATCCCCCCACTTATGTAAACAAGAACTGCCGCACCTGCATCAATACCTACAATAAGGGACATGTATATTGGTATACAGTGGACATCCCCTGTGTATTACAGAAGACAACGTATGGGGTCTTAAACGGCTCTGACTTGCTTCTACATAATATAGCACCGCCCTTCTGTCATTGTAGGTGTAACCACTGGAGTCATAGTACATATCGTATATACCAAAGACCACGTTGGACTAGGTATTCTATATTCTCTATGCGTAGACTATGTAGGTAAATTTACTCGGTCACGTCGGTGGGTGGTTAGTCACGCCGACTCGTCCTACCTAAAACTATAGGCCCTTCTCGATTCATTTCGGGTTGGGTCTTTTTTTATACACGCATACATAAAATTTTACTCGGTTGCAGTCCTGATCTCACTACTTGGGCGCAGCGGCCCGGTTAGCGTGCTACACCGTTGCCCTCCCGTTTTACCCGATCTTGTCAAGTCCAATCCCCGATTTTTTCACAAAAAAAACCCGCCCCGGCTTGCACCGGAGCGGGTCGCGCGTTGCTAGTTAGTAGGTTCTAGTCTTCTTCTCGCCACCTATTCTTGAAACCTATCCAAAACAGTAGCACTCCAAAGGCGAACATACCGTATCCGACATACCGTTCCATGTTGACCTCCTTATGCGGCCAACACCGCCTTGTTGGTGAAGATACGGTTGTAATCAGTGTCGTCGTAATCCTCTGCGCGGTTGCAAAGACGATCCCACTGATTGTCCGTGTAGTTGACCAGCCTTCCACCAAGCTGATCGAACTTCACCCAGTTCTCATTCCCAAGGAATTGACCGGCACGGGTCACGCTGTTCACAACCCCAAACAGATTCCGGTTCTCACCGGGAGTCTTGGATTCAAACATCACCCATGCTTCGAGAACGGCAGTCGCTTCACGCTTCTGCAACTTCTCCATGTCGGCAACACCAGCGATGATCGACTTCATGGGAACGCCGTCGTTCTCCATCAGGCGAACACCCAGCAGTCTCTCGATACCAGCGGGAAGCAGAGGAATCTGCGTCTCGATGTTATTCCGAATCCGCTTGGAAAGATCTTCGAGGTCGATATCACCGATATGGCGAACACGAATCTCAGTACCCTTGGTTTGTCCCCAGATGCAACCGTTCATGCAGATTGCACGGAACAGGCTTGGCATCGACAGGACATTCCTCTTGCCGATCTCGCAGTTACCAATCGAGATCATCCCGCCGTAATCGGAATCTTCTTCCTCACGGATGGTATCGGGAATCAGGACGTTGCCGAAAATGGTGTCGGCGTTACCCCGCCAGTGGCTCAATCGGCCATTCGGGATAATATCCTCGATCTGCTCCAAGTACCAGCGATTGTCCACCTCGGCGTATTTCTCACTGAGGAAGGCTCGCATCGTACCATCATCGTAGGTACGAATCTTGTAACTGGTATCAGGTTTAGCTTCGAGGATGCGACGGAAGCCATTACTGATAATGGCATCAATCACTTCGGCATCCCGCCGGTCACGCTTGTAGCGAGACTCCTCTTTGGCGTTGACCTGATCCTCGGTCAACCAGCGAGTGAAGCCCGTTCCCTTGCCCTCGCACAACTTTGCTGTCATCTGTTGGAGAGCATGGTTGTTAGGAACAAAGGTCTGGTCCTCGACAACGACCACGAATCGGGGTTTCCCCTTCACGTCCTCGATGCCAAAATCCAGATCGGAAATCGGGACAAGAAAGTCCTGCCGGTGACCTCGCTCCGATTCCAGTTGGTCCATGCCTTCATCATAGCTGATGGTCTTGGGATACCAGTCCTTCGAGACGTGACCGAACCCTTCGTCAGAGGCAACCCCCTGTGAGTCGAACACCCACTGACCTTCTTCATTCGCTCCGTCATACGCTTCGATTTTTTCATTCATCTCATCACTCCAAAAGTTAGTTTTCTGTCCTTCTACATAGTAACATAAGTAGCAGGACAAGTCAAGAAAAAAGCAGGGCCGCCCTAATAAAGGGCGACCCCACCTCCGCGACGGATGATTACTCCGAAGCGAATTCCGACTCCGACTCGTCGGACTCGGCCTCGTCACTCCCCGCCATCAGACTTGCGAGGTAGTCACCAGCGACCTGAGCCGCCTCGTCGTAGGACGTGCCGTTGCGACCTTGCCGAACCAACTTCGGCAGCTTGATCCCGCGTTCAGCGAATGCGGGAGTCAGAGCATTCTTCTTGCTCCGGGTCTGCTCAACAGACCGGCCCAACTCGTCGGCAACGTCGGCAATCGTGCCGCCGTTCTGGTGAACCTTAACGTATGCTTCCACGAATGCCGTGGCCGAAATCGCCTCTGCTCTTTGCTTCTTCTCACTCATGTCTCTTGTCTCCGTCTGCGGTCAAAACTCATTGTCGGTGAAACACTCACCAACTCAACTGTATGTCTCCATTATAGTTTATCGACACAATATGTCAAGCATCTTTAGCCCCGATTGGTCAAAAAAGAATCTTTTTTAAAATCGCCCAGATTCCGATTTTGTACTTGACTTTTACTTGCTCGCACACCTAGATCGCCTCCAGCGGCGTGGGTTGCGTGAGCCACAACGACGCCCTGTCTTACCCAATGTCTGTCAATGGGCAGTACCGCATAAACAATTCGAAGGCGTAAAGAATTACATAAGCCCACGCCGCTGCCACTAGCAAGATGTCACGCATTGCTCACCTTCCGGCTCTAGAGCCATTACTGTCGGGGCGTCCCGGTCATTGTCTTTGTACATTGCAACGAAGTCGGCTCTATATACTGGGATCGGATACTGGTCGTCACACACGCCAGTCCGCTCTACAAACGTGTCGTGCTTATAGGGGTTGTACATGACCCACACTTGTTTATCGTAGAACCCATTCCACACCATTCGGTCAACGCTACACGGATCTTCCAGCAGGTAGCCGCTCACGCCAGCGTGGACGTTTTTCTTTCCCTCGCGTCGAACCCTAGCCTGTCCAGCCTTGCCGACGAGGAACTTACAATCCCGCAACGACAACAGGTGGGCGTGGTCTACGATAAGCCCGGATTGTCTCACACTCCACAGTTTCCGGTGGAGATTCCAATAGACGTAAACCCGTTTAGTATAGTCGATCATTCGTCACCCGCGAACATATTGTCGAAACAAGTCCCGCAAATCCCGCTAATGAGGACTTCCCGCTCATCAGCCGTCAAGTACGGCATGGCGTTCTGAATCAGTTCGCCATTCTCCCAAGAATCGAGATCCTCGGTTTTTGTTGTGATATGTTGGGTTTCCTTGCACTGAATGCAATCCACCGCCACAATCGTCGTTCTCTCAATCATCCCGTCACCTTTTGTTTTCTAGAGTAAGAACCTTTACCCTTCAATTCTCGCAGAGCCGTCGCCGCTTCCGATCCCGCCGGTTGTGTCCCGTGAATCAACAGTGCGAAACTCTCATCCCGCCACGTTGGATTAGCAGCGTGGGAATCATCGTGGTCGATAATCAAGTCGAGTTCTTCCGCTTCCGCTTCTGAGAATACCACCTTGGCGAATCGGAATCCACCATGATCAATCATCCAGTCGTCACGCCCACCATACGACGCCGTCAGCACCAGATTCTCGGGGACTTCACTCTTGAGAGCATCCCAATACTTCAGGCTTTTGGTGTAGGCGTAGAACAACACGTCGGGAGTTGTTTGAGCCAGTTCAATCCAAGCCCGGAGATAATTCTCGTTGAAGAAATCCCCTGCAACATGAATCCGAACAATCCCGGCATCCGGGGGAATCGACTTCCACAGTTCCTGATACATCAACGGCCAGTCGTCTTGGTTTTCCTTCAAGGTGTCGTAATTGTGTTTGCGGAGATTGTACACGTTGGTGTACTGCACCTCTTGCGATGCCGAGAAACAACGAAACTCATTGTGGGGACCGTCCTTGATTGTCCGCTTGCCATTTTCACCGACAACCGCTTTCGAGAGACACGCCTTTGCAAACGGACACGAGTAGCCCGACAACAGATCGAGACTGTAGACCTTCCGCCCATCGTCAAGGTGCTTGGCAATTGCCCAACAACTCTCGTTCAACCGTTCCGTTTTCGCGTTTGCTTTCGACCACTTCAACATTGCTTGCCCTCGTGTGTGTGTTACTCCCCCATTATAGAGTATTATCGGCTATTGTCAACCCCCAACTTGAATATATTCCCTAGAAAAACTTTCCACAAAATCGCCTAAACCTCCACTTTCCTCTTGACGCCGAGCGGCGTTGTTGCCCAGCGACAACCCGCCGCCGCGTTTCACCCGATCCCCGCCAATAAAAAAACCCCCGCACCGGCGAACCGGAACGGGGGCCAGCGACTGAGGAAAGGGCGAAACTCCAAGTCACTGTTTGATAGCGCTGGCGTCACCGAGTATTATAGTGGCGCCCCGGTTCTTAGCCAGCGCTGTATGTATAACGGGTGGGCGGGATTCACTTTTGCCCGCAAGCTCACAGATATGGTAGTTCTGTATGACTGCCGTCTACCTGAACTCCTCGACCATTCGGCTATCGGAACTCAGCAGCGCGCACCTTATCCCCCCATAACCGGGGATTGTTCAGTCACCACCCTAGACGGGGTTGCAATCCCCGCCTTATTTAGATTCCTCCATTGTCACCTTGATGTTCTGTGGAGCGGTCTTGCCGAGAACGTGCTTCTGGATGTAGATCGTGTTGACCACTGGGGCCACGCCTTCATCCGGCGTTTCGCTGTAGCGAATCGTGTTCTTGGTTTCCTTTTCCAACTCGAATGTCGCAACCGTCGTCTTCATGTTTACACCTTTCGCAGGTTACTGATTTTGGGTTGTGAGAACGTCTTGTGCGAGCCATCGCCGTGTGCGATGATGACGTAGACGCCAGCGGGACCATTCCCGATCTTCTCGATGCTACCACTCCGAGCCTTGCCGTGGTAGTCAAACAGCACTCGATCACCAATTCCAACGTGTGTCATTCAACAGTCTCCTCTTCACTAAACAAACTTGCCATTTCTTCCGCTTCAATCTGTGCCTTGATCGACTTGAACAGACATCCGGCGATGACGGTCATGATCAGAGCATTCGACTGCTTCAATTCCTCGGGCATCTCGTCGGGACAGGCGAGGTCCATGATCATGTGAGTGAGCATCTGACACAAGGCCGGTTGCTCCTCGTCCAGTTCATCGAGGACTTGAACCCCGAATTCAGCCATGTCGATTGTCGTTGCCTTGTGCATCACGGCAATCGTTGCGTCCTTCGTCACTCGCGGCATCCCGTTCATCGTCGCCATTTTCAAACCCTCTCGTTCTTGTGTCCTTGTCTGCTATCCATTGTAGCAGACTATCAACCATTGTCAAGCATAAATCCCGACAAAATCGCAAACGTCTTCGGCGGTGTCGAAGTAGCCGACGATCCAGCCAGTGCTAGAATCCATCAACTCCCACAACTCCCAAACGGTTTCGCCTGCCCGTTCACCGCAAACCTCACGCACCCCGTATCCGTCTTCTGCCAGCAGCCTGTCCAACTCTTTCTCTGTCATGCTCTCACCCTCGTGTATTGTTCCCCCCATTATAGTATATTATCGGCATTAGTCAAGGTCGCACTCCAGTAAATCCCGTCAGATTGCCAGAAAAAACTTTCGAAAAAATCGCTCAAAATCCCAGATTACCCTTGCGCCGAAGCTGGCGGGATGTGCAGCGACACACCCGCCGCAGCGTTTCACCTGAACCCTCACCGTGTTGCCACGATGATAAAGGTCCAGAAGCCGATGAACGCAAACGTCACCAAAGTGTCCCGATTAATCTTTCGCAGCATCGCCATCTCTGAGCGCCCTCCACGTTGTCTTGTCGCAGAACGTCCACCCGTCCTTGACCAGTTTCTTGATAACGCCCAAGTCGGTCTTGGTGGAATTCTTCAGCCGCTTGAACTTCTCGCCTTTACGTAAGGTCTTCACCAGTCATCTCCCTGAGTTGAACGTGTTGTTGTTGTTTCGCCGGAATGTTCGCAACCGTCAAGCCGTCCATCCCCAACGGTGGACCTTCCATTATCAGCCCGGTGGCGATCACGATTTCCCCGTCCATGTCTTCCGTGATGTGACACGCTGGAAAATGCTCCAGAGCGATTCTCCACAATTGGTCAAGCGTCATCGAAATCAAGCTCCTTCTGTCCGGGGAGTGGGAACGGATGCTGATCGCTAGGCACAGGATCTTCCTTTTCGAGCCAGCCCAGCATCTTGTTTCCGATGCTGTTCGGGTTCGGTTCCGCAGCAACCTGCGATGCCAGATTGATGAAGTCCAGAACGCCCTGAACGTCAAGGTGTCCAACCACGTCATCGTAGAACACGTCCTCGTCGTCGCAACCGTGAGGCCCAGTGTATCCCGGCACGGCAACCCACGACAGATTGCTACCAGTAACGTAGGCGGCACACTCGGCGGTGTTGGAACCCCAATGCTCGTCACCGTCAATCGCCTTTTTCGGGGCATCCCACTTGGCATTCGACACGTCGCTGTCGCAGTAGTTGCCCGGACCCCACTGGACGGAAACCGTCACGCCGTTAGGCAGATCCAGTTGGAATCCCTTGTTGTCAGTAATCCGCATAGCCTTGTCGCTCATCGTCATCTCCCTATTCCCACCAACCAAGTTTGTCTGCCAAAACCGAAATGAATCCCACAGCCACAATTATACCACAGATGTTCGTCCAAGTCAAGAGGTCAGTTACCATTTTACATGGATTCCCTGATTGCGTTGTGGTTCTGGTTTGCTCGTGTGCGGTTCCGCTTGGTTCGCCTGTCCTTGTGCTTGCCAGCGCCAGCCTTGTTGACGGAATGAATCCTGCCAACCTTCCATGGCTCGCTCTCAATCGTGATCGTGACGCAGTTAGCACCGAACTCGATTGTGCCGCGATTCATCTTCTTCGTCTTGCGTTTCATGTCTTGCCCTCTCACTGACTTACTCCTCCAGTATAGTATATTATCGACCAAAGTCAACCCCAATCTTGATCCTATTTCCGAGAATCCCAAAGTTTTCCTGACTCATTTTCACTTGCTAGTCCCCAAGCCGCCCAGCGGCGCGGTTGTCGAGCGACACAGCGCCGTCGCGTTTCACCTGATCCGGGTCTATAAAACAACCGCCACCCCCGGCCCCGATGAGTTATATAAGTATATAAAACAGGGCGAGAAGCAGCGGCTATATAAAGCGAGGACGGCGGGATTTGAACCCGCAACCACCGGATAGACAATCCGGCACTCTGCCTGTTGAGTTACGTCCCCGGATCTACGGGGGTGTGTGGTTTGCATTACGTTGGCGTACTGTCCGCTCTAGAACGGAGACAACCAACACCACCTCGACCCGTATTCTAGTAACCAAGATCGTCGTACTGGCCTTGATCCCAGTCGTCGCCACCCATGAAGTCTTGCCACTCCTCGTACTCCGTGGGCTGGCCGTCGTTCTCCGCATCCCACTCCTCGTCCCTGTCGTGGAGACTCACCGCAACGTGGACGTGGTCCTCGGCCATCTCGTCGAGGTACTCCTCGAATTCGGCGCGGGCTTGGGGGTCGTTCTCGAAGGCTTCTTCAAACGTCATGGGGTTGTCCTTTTCGGAAATCCAGTGAAAATGTCGAGGTTGTTTTCGGCTCGCCAAGCGTACAGGCGAATCCGGGCTTCCCGTTTCTCCGGGGTGTCCTTGACGGGCTGCTGTTGCGGCTGGCGAAAGCTGGCCGTTGTCCGACAGGGGATGCTGAGTTCGATGTGTTTCATGTGTCAATTGTACCAGACGGGGGGTTGATTGTCAAGACCAGTCTTCCGACATTTCCATTTCGTCGGCTTCGATCTGGGTCTTGATTGCCTTGAACACCACGCCGATCACGGCCATCGTCTGGACGGCATCAATCGCGGCGGTTTCCTCGTCCTTGCCCTTGGCGATGAGTTCGGTGAGCAGGAAGGAAATCACCTTGAGCAGTTGAGGCTGATCCTTCATCATCTCCTCAAGCGTCTCCGCACCGAACTGCATCATGTCCACGCTCATCGCCTTGTCCATCACGGCGATCACGCAATCACTGGAAACCATTGGAACTGTCTTCGTCATCTTTCAAACCCTTTCACTTGTTGTTGTCTGTCCCCCATTATAACATATTATCGGCATTATGCAAGCCCAGTCTCCACCATATCTCAGCAATTCCCCCTATTGAGACATGATCTCAATTTCTAAAAAACCACACCAAATCCCAGATTACCCTTGACGCGAAGCAGGGCAGTTGGCGCAAGACCACTGCCCGGCGCGTTTTACCTAAACCGTCACTATATACCCTTATACATCCCGCCGCCGCCGTTATATATAGTTATAAAAAAACCCCGCCGCATATAGGGGCGAGGTTTATAGGCGATAGACGCCCATCTTTTTAGTGAGCGATGATCGCTAGGATGATCACGGCCACTTGGATCACGGTTTCCCAGATCATGTTTCCCCTTTCTTGTTAGTCCGCGCGGGAACGAAACCCTGAGCATCGACCACGCAGTTCACGTATTGCACCGGCAATGGACGCAAGTGCATCCCGCCGGGAAACCCGCAAGCCTCGAAGAACTTGACCCGGTCAAAGCGCGGGTTGTCCTTCGCACAAGCGTCGGCCACCTCGCAAGCCATGTCGTAGCCCGCGTCCTTGTCGAACAGGGTCAGCTTCGCAATAGAAGCGGCCAGCATCTTGAAGTGTTTTCGCGTCATCATACCATCGTCTCCATCTTGAGCCAAACTTCATCCGCGACGATCACAGCCCATTCGCTGTCGTCGGTTGTCAACACCACGTCCCACTGGAAGTCGTCAGGGCCATTCGACACCATCGCCCACACCTCGAAGTCGTCAGACTCGTGACAGTACCAGACTTCGACCCCATCCAGCTTGTAAACCAATTCCATTCCTTGCCCTCTCGCGCTACCGTTTCGTATATTGTACCAGACCAGCCGCCGATTGTCAAGACAGAATCGGGGAGCCGTTGTGTCCGGTCAACGCCGCCATCGTCACCATGACCAACCAGTCATTGAAGTCGGGATCGATCTTGTCCTTGAGTCCCAACGCTACGTCCAGCGCAGCATCATGGTCGGAGCCTTCCGGCATCCAGAATTGAAACTTGACCCCCGCTGCCGTTTGTGCGTTCCACAGTTCTTCCATCTCTACGTCCCTTTCACTTTCCAGATCTTCCGTCGTTGCTTGATCTCACCATTGAAACCAAAGCCGCCACCCGTCAAACGCGGGTAGTCCACTCTCACACCACAATCCGCCGGTCTGCCGTCAATCCCGTGCAGAATCGTGATGTACTGCCATTTCCTGTGAGCTTTCAACGGGACCAACTCGAAGTCGTGTTGATTGCCCCTGTCAAACAGATCGCCGGTCTTGGGTTTGTGTTGCATGTGTGTATTGTACCAGATCGTGGTAGGGTTGTCAAGCCTTGTTGGGATTCAGGAACGGTGGCGAAACGGGATCTGCCTTGACCGCCGAGTTGAGCAGGACAATGTGGTCGCCCTTCATTACGACGGAAACCTTCGCCCAACCCAGCAAGGCCAGCAGCCTAGCCGATTCGCTGAACACCCATTCACTCCCAGCGTTCACCGGGGCGTTGAGCCGGAAAGCGTTGCCGTCTTTGTCGCGGCCTGTCCAAACTTGTTTCGCTGTTGTGTCTTTCATGTCTCCCATTATACTATATTTATCGGCATAAATCAACCCCAACCGCCACCTTATCTACTCAGATTCCACTATTGAGACTGGATCTCAATTCCTAAAAAATCACGCTGAATCCCAAATTACCCTTGACTCCGAGCAGCGCGGATGGGGCAGGACATCCGCGCGGCGCGTTTTACCTGATCCCGGCCCCCATGTCAAGCCCAATCTGGAATTTTCTCAAAAAAAAACACCCCGCCACGGTGTCATCACTCACCGCGACGGAGTGGAAAGGGTTCGTGTTATCCGTCGTGGATGTCCAGAAAGATCAAGCCGAACATCAGGAACCAGAAGATCGTGAAAGCCCATCCCATGCCTACCACTCCCCGTTTTCGCCGTGGTCGTAGTACTCATCCCCGCCCATGTAATCCTGCCACTCCTCGTACTCGCTGGGCTGGCCGTCATCCTCCTCGGGTTCGTCGTCGTCCCCGCCCATCGGGTGGTTCTCATCCGCGTCATGGTCCACGTCATCGGGAGCGTCGGCTTCCGCGTTGCGGGTTGCCCACCAAGCGTCGGCTACCCGGCGTTCCATGGGCCGATTGTCGTCGGCTTCGCGGGTTTCCGCGTGGGCGTCGGCCTCGATGGAAGCCGCTTCGATGTCCAGCAGGTTGTCGCGCGATTCGTCAAACGTCATGTTTTGCCCTTTCAAGGCTAGTGGTTGGGTCGGCCTCGGATCTTGAGGAGCTTTGCACCCGTGTGTTTGTATGCTCGTATTGTACCAAGCGTGGCGTTGGTTGTCAAGCCCCAATCATGGGAATCAGGGATTTCGCCAAAACCCACTTGACCACCACGTCGGTCAACTCGATGTCCGTGTAGTAGTGGATCTTCACAGCCTTCCCGTCATGCAAGACGGACAGGACAGTCACGGCGTGATGCACGCCATGCGTATCGAAGTACTGAGCGAATTCCATCGGCTTGTATGTGTGTTGCGTTTTCATGTCTCCCATTATACTACTATTATCGACAAAATACAAGCCCAATCGCCACCCTATCTCCTCACTTTTCCTTATTGACACTCAGTCTCAATTAGAAAAAAATCACACAAACTGCCATATTACCCTTGACGCCAAGCGGCTCGGATGGGCGAAGACCACCTCGCCGCTGAGTTTTACCTAATCTCGGCCCCTCTGTCAACCCCAATCTTGAATAATTCCAGAATTTCCTCGGAATAAAAAAAGCCCCCGTCGCTGGTTTTCCGACAGGGGCTTGTGGACGATAGACGCCCATCTTGCTAGTGCTGTTTCAATATAGCTTCATTCGCGGTCCCCTTCTGTTAGGGTGGTGTCAAAGGACAGGGCAGGTAATTGAACCCTGCGACCAGTTTGTCGGTCAACCCCGTAATCCATTCCTGTCCGTTGTAAGATCCCCATGGTACTAGCATCCGTTCAAAGCTTACAGGCTTCTACTAGGCTTACTAGTCCCTTGCCGCTGTAACGGCCAACCGAGCGTGGGGTACTACTCAGGATTGTGTGGCACTCTGACAGGGAGTTGCGCCCTGTAACAACTGCACTTGCGATTAGAAGCTAACCAGCTTCCCCTACGTCACCGAGAACTTTAGTGGCGCCCCGGTTCTTAGTGGGCTTACCCTCGCAAGGGGTTATCAGTTGTCGAAACTTCTCCAGAGTATGTTTTGTGTGTTAGGCTTGCAGTGGCTCTTAACCCTATCTCACGGCGTCTTATCAGCGTTGCCTGTGAGTTCCAGTAGCCCCGTTGTTCGTTGTGTCCATTGTACCAGAATGAACCCGGCTTGTCAAGCTTCAAATCCAGATTCTCTCACCGGCCAACGTTCTCGCCCCGATAAGAACCTGTTGTGACCAGTTGTAAAGTCGTTGATTCTTTTCGCTGGTGGGGTCTTCGTTGAGCAGTGCAACGTACTTGTCCTTGATTGCTCTCGCCTTGTCAACGTCGGTGATATTGGCCCGTTGTGCCAACTCGACGGCCCGTTGAATTTTTTCGTTTCTAATTCTGGTTGCAGTTGTCCAACTCATGTTTGCTCTTTCGTTTGTTCTCTGTTGTATGTTCCCATTATACTATACTTATCGGCATAAATCAAGCCCAGTGTCCACCCTATCTCCTCAGATTAGCCTATTGAGATCGAGTCTCAATTACTAAAAAATCACGCTAAATCCCAGATTACCCTTGACGCGGAGCGGCGTGGATGGCGGGAGACACCCACGCGGCGCGTTTTACCCGAACCCCGCCTAGAGCGTGGCGGCTAGCATGGCGAATACTGCCAAGCCCCAGCCGATCATCTTCAGCGTTTGGACCGCTGCCTGTTTCATCACCAACACCCGTTCTCGCTGTGGTCGTAGTACTCATCCCCACCGAAGTAGTCCTGCCACTCTTCGTACTCGGTGGGCTGACCGTCGTCCTCGTCATCGAATTCGATGTCGTAGTCGGTGTCCGCGTCACCGACCTCGTCATGCTCGGGATCGGTGGGATCATCCCCGGTGTCATCGACACCGTCGCCGGGGTAACCGGCAGCGGCCCAATCCGCACCGATGGCGGCATCCTGCTCGGCGGCATCCTGCTCGGCGGTCTTCGCCTTCGCGCGGTTGAAGCCCGCCCACCAAGCGTCAGCCACCCGGCGCTCGCTGCACCGCGTGTCCTCGGCTTCGCGGGTGTCCGCGTGGGCATCGGCTTCGATGCTCTGGGCCTCGGTGTCGGTCAGGTTGTCGCGCGTTTCATCGAAGATCATGTTCGCTCTTTCAAGGCTAGTGGTGTTGGGTCGGCCCCGGAACTTGGGGAGCTTGTCACCCGTATGTCTGTATTGTACCCGCTGACTCGCTGGCTGTCAAGCCCTAGCCATCGACCAAGTCGAGAACCAGCAGCCCGGCCAGCGCGATGGTGATGATGGTGATGATGGTCATTGTAGCCCTTCTCTCGTCCTGTTGTCCTCAAGCAGCCTAGTACGCCTGATACTACGAAGGCGCACAAGGCTGCTGGTTCTACCTTAACCGCCTGCCTGTGTCAAGCCCAATCTTGAGGAATTCCGAAACTTTCTCGGATTATCTCAGTGCGCCGATCCCTGCCCATGTCATCACAACCAAAGCACCCAGCATCCACGCCAGCCACATTGTGATAAACGCCCAGTCGCACACTTTGCCAAACATGTTCATCTGTCCCTATCCCATCCGGGTACGAATATGTCCATCAGCGTCAACAGCCAGACCAGTGCCAGAATTGAGTAGATGATCCACATGGTCTCTATACCTCGTCTTCAGTTGTAGTAAACAGGCCAGCGTCCTCGCCAGCCTGTAACACTTGGTAGGCCACGCCATTGGTCGAAACCGAGAAGCTGAACAGCTTGCGGCCCTTGCTGTCGAACAGATCCACCGATGTCACCCCGTCCTCGGGGATCTCGGACAGTTCGAAGTCTTCAACCGGGTCGTCACCGGGACGGTCAACACTGCACTGGCCACCGAAAATGCTATACTCGCGGTTCCAGATCCCCCGGATGTATCGCTCACTCCCGACGTGCCAGATCTTGTTGGTTGATGTCCCTAGCACGCCGATGTACCAAGAGTGCCCACCGTTGGACTTCCACATAGTCGTGGTTGTCTTGTTGGCGTTGCTGGCAGTGTGTGTTGCAATGATCTTCATGAGTCTCTCTCTGTTCTGTTCTTGTGAGCGTGTATTGTACCAGCTACGTCGCTGGTTTGTCAACACCAACGCCGCGTATCGCTGTAGTAGTCGTATCCACTTGGGCCGTCGCCCTGATGGTTTTCGTAGCCGTTGGCTCCGTC